ACCCGCAGCAGGTGAAGGCGGGCGCCGCGCGCGGGCCGGCGCCCGGCGGCGCCCCGCAGCCGCAGGCTCCGCAACAGTCCGCGCCGCCCGTGCAAGCCGGCGGCCTCATCGGTCGGGGGATGCAGTAATGGTCGGCATCGTTGGTGGCATCGTCTCGGCCGGCCTGGCGGGCGGCGCGGGAGCTGCGCAGGGCTACGCGCAGGGCCAGATCAACACCGCCAACCAGATGACGCTGCAGCAGAACCAGGCGCAGCTCGAGGAGCAGAAGGCCCAGGCTGCGGCGCAGCTCCAGTACAACATGGCGAACCAGGCGCGCCAGGACATGGTCAACCGCGTCCAGACGGCCAAGCAGGGCATCATCGACCAGAACATCCAGCAGCTGCAGCAGAACCCGCAGCAGCTGCAGCGCTACATGCCGCAGGCCCCGCAGGGCATGACGGACAACCAGCTGTCCTCGTGGCAGCAGGACGCGCAGTCGCAGGCGCTCAACACGGCGCGCCAGCAGATGGCGACCGACCCGCGCATCCAGCTGCAGGCCGGCGAGCAGACCGGCGACGTCCCCATGGGCACCGTTGCTCAGATGTTGCACACGGACACGCAGACGCAGGCGATGCTGCAGGCGTGGGCGAACCGCGATCACGAGCGCCTCGAGTCCGCGCAGATGCGCGCCGAGACGATGGCGCAGATCGCGGCCGGCAACCAGGACACGCGCCTCATGGTGGCCCAGCTCGCGCACTCGGCGGCCGGCGGCGACAAGACCGCGCTGCTGGTGGCGAAGAACATGTACGACGACGCCTCGCGCAACATCGAGGAGCGCCGCAAGGAGCTGAACGACCTCAGCAACCAGATGACCACGGCCAAGTCGACCGAGAAGCCGGCGATCCAGCAGCGGATTGCTCAAGTCCAGGTCGAGATGCAGAACCTCAAGCAGACGCACGACTACTACGCCTCGACCGTCGGTTCCATGCTGGGCGTGAAGCCCCCGCCGGGAATCGGCGGCGCGGGCGCTCCGGCTCCTGCCCCCGGCCCCACGCCGGCCCCGGCTGCTGCACCCGCGGCCTCGGGCCTCCCCGCTGGCTGGAGCCTTAAGGTCAACTGATGCCCGACTTCACCTTCACTTCCCCGCAGGGCCAGTCGTACACGATCACCGGGCCGGAAGGCGCGACGCCCGAGCAGGCGTTCGGCATCCTGCAACACGGCCTCGCGAGCGGCGCGATCAAGCCCAACGCGGCGCCGGCTGCCGCGGCCGAGTCCGCCAAGGACGAACCGAGCCTCGTGCAGGATGCCTGGACGGGTATCAAGCAGGGCGGCCAGAAGCTATACGGCGCGGCGACGCACATGCTCGCCCAGCTCGATCCGTTCATGAGCGACGAGGAGGCGCAGAAGACCTACGACCAGGGGACGCAGACCCTGCGCGAGGCCAACGCGCCGCAGAACACGCCGCAGCGCTGGTCGGGCAAGCTGACCGGCGGCGCGGTCGAAGGTCTGGCCGGCCCGGGCGGTGTCCTCGCTGGCGAGCAGTCGGCGAAGTCGCAGCAGATTCAGGACGCGAACCCGACGATGCCGTACAGCGAGGCGACGGCGATCGCCGCGCCGCAGGCGGCTATCCAAGCTGCCGCGTCGAAGATCCCGATCCCCGGGCTCAACCTGAGCGGCGGCGCAGCGAACCTGCTGGGCTCCGCGGCGAAGGCCGCGGGCGCTTCGGCGCTCGTCGGCGGCGCGACGACGGCTGCCAGCCAGGAGGCGACGTCGCTCGGTCTGCAAGCCGCGGGGCTGCCTGACCAGGCGGCGCAGGAGGCGCCGACGTGGGGCAGCACGCTCGAGGGCGCGGCCTTCCAGGCCGGCGCGCACGTCGGCATCCACGCGGCGCACGCCGCGATCCCGGCGCTTGCCAACGGCGGCGCGCGGGCTCCGGCGCCCGCGGCGCCCACTCCGTCGATCGAGGGCGTCCCGATCGAAACGCAGCTCGACCAGGCGATGGGCCGCACGCCCACCGTCGGTTCGAACCTGCAGAAGGCGGTCGCCGAGGGCGCCGCGCGCGCGGAGCAGCAGAAGACCGACGCGATCGCCGCTCTCGACTCGGCCAAGGACGTCGACGGTGCGATCGGCGCGGCGTTCGACCTGGCATCGCGCCCGCAGGACGACATCCCGGCGCGCGTGGCGGCCACGCAGCACGATGCCGCAGTGCAGCGCATGAACGAGCTACAGTCGCAGTTCCAGGCGATGGACGCGCAGCAGACGTCGAGCGAGGCGTCGCCGTTCAACGCGGTCGCGCACCAGCAGGCCGTCGACCGCCTGAACCAGCTGCAAGCCGACCTGAATGATCCGGCGGTCACGGCGCCTCGCGGCGACCAGGCTGCGCTCGACGCGTCGCAGGCGCAGTTCGCGCCGCCGACCGCGCAGGCGCAGCTGCTGTCCGACCAGGAGAAGTTCGCCCAGCAGAACGCCCGCAGCGCCGCCTTCCAGCGCGCGATGCAGAACATCGACCAGGGCCGTGACGCGGCCTACGACCAGGCAGAGCAGGCGCGTCTGCAGAAGCTGCAGGAGGCCGTCGACCTGCACGCGCAGCTCGTCGACCACGCGAACCAGGCCACGACGTCCGACCAGCGGCAGGCTCGCACGGCCACGATGGCGGCAGACCTGCCCGACGCCTTCGGCAACCGCACGGACGCGACTCCGGTCGATACGCGCTCCGCGGCCGAGATCGCCGCGACGACGAACGACCCGGTGCTCAAGCAGCTGTTCATGAACCGCATCCGCGAGGACGCGGGCATGACGCCCGGGGCCACCGAGGTGCCGTCGCAGCCGTTGGCACGACCCGACCTCACGGGCCCGCAGCGTCAGCTGATCGAGCCGCAGGGCCCACTGAAGAACCAATCGCCCGCGTACCCCGACGCCGAGCGCGCGCCGGCCGAGGCGCAGCCTGCGCCGCGCTACGCCGACCTGACGCCGCAGACCAAGAGCCAGGCGTCGCAGCGCTCGCAGGTGCTCAACGCGATGACGGCCAAGGACGGCCAGCCGCTGTTCCCCCACGGTACGTCGGTCGTCGAGCACCCGGCAGAGGATGGCGCCTACGCCGTCCAGGCCAACGAGGCGCCTGCCCCGCACCCGTACTCGCCCGAACTGCAGGGCAACAAGGCCGAGGCGCCCCCGAGCACCGACCCGGTCGACCTGTACGTCAACGCCCAGCGCAACACGAACACGCCCGCCGCACGCGCCTTCGTCCAGGAGTACGACGCCGGACGCATCACGCGCGAGGACGTGCAGCGCGCGATGGTGGAGCAGCAACGCACCGCGCCGTCCGTCGACCAGAACGTGACCAGCGCTGGCAACGTGCTCACGCGCGCCGGCCGCGACAGCGTGCCGTTCAACAAGCCCCGCGGCGAGGGCGATGACCGGCAGGCCGCGATCGCCGACAGCTGGAACGCCAAGGGCGAGCCGGTGGCGCCCCCGGGCGCGGACGACGGCCCGACCAGCATGGCGAACGGCCCGACCTTCGTCGATCGCACGCCGAACCGCGGGTACGAGCAGGACACGTCCCTCGACCAGGCGGTGCGGCGCGCGGCCAACGGCGGCAGCCCGCTCGAGAAGGCGATCGCGCAGGTGGTCGCTCCGTTCACGCAGGGCGTCCCGTTCAAGGTCGTCACGCCGAAGACGATCCGCCAGGCGCCGCCGCAGATGGCCGGCGCGCGCGGCCTGATGCGTTGGAGCCCCGACTTCTCGAAGCACGAGGTCTGGGTCAAGAGCGCGGACTACGCTCAGGGCAGCCAGGGCTCGAACAATGGCACGGTGCTCCACGAGGCGCTCCACGTGGCGACGGTCAAGAAGTTCCAGCGCGGCCTGATGGCCCCGGAGAACACGCCGGTCGGGCGCGCGGCGCGCGACCTGGTGCAACTGTTCAACCACGTCCGGTCGACCTACGAGGCCGAGCGCGCCGCGGGCAAGCGCAGCCCGGTCGACGCCGTGGCCGGGCCGGCGTTCGAGCGGCCGGAGGAACTGATCACCTGGGGGTTCGTCGACCCGCGGGTGCAGGACTACCTGAAGCAGACCCCGGGCGTGATCAACCGCACCGCCTGGGGCGACTTCGTCGCGCGCGTGCGCGGCCTGTTCAACCTGGACAAGGGCCACACGTCGGCGCTCGCCGACCTGATCGACGTGTCTCACCGGCTGATGGCGAACGAGCTGCCCGAGGGCCTGGCCGAAGCCAAGGGGCGCGGGCGGGCGGTGGACGGAATGCTGGCGCTGGGGGAGAATCCTGCCAATGGAACCGACCCCCGACGTCTACTTGCCCCCGCCGACGCGCAAGCACCGGCCGGAGTGGGCGGCGCTCATCCTGGCGATGCCGAGCGTCCTGGGGTGGCCGGGGCACGCGTACAAGCTGAGGACGGACGCACCCGCGCCGATGGCGCCGATGCGCCGGCTGCTGCGCGAGGTGGCCGCGACGCTGGACTCGCAGGAGCGGCCGACGCCCGCAACGGCGGAAGCGCTGCGGCGAGCGATCGCTCGCGACCCGGCGGCGGCGCTGGCGTGGCGGGCCGACCTGACCTGGGTCAAGGCCGTAGTCTGAGCGAGGCCGAGGGCCCGGCGCCTCAGCCCGACCCGCGCGCCACCCAGCGCCCGCTGTCGCCCCAGGCGCGGGCCGGCGAACAGCACCCGGCGCCGCGCGCCGTGTCGGCCCTGGCGCGGGTTGGCGCGAAGGCGTTCCAGTCGCTGCGCAACTTCGGCAACACGCTGCGCATCACCGACGCGATCAACGAGCTGCGCGATCGCACGATGCCGATGTCCGCGTCGACCGGCAGCGACCGCGCGCGCGCCTGGGCCAAGGACACCGCCAACCAGATGCGCGTGGCGCAGTACCAGTACCAGCAGCTCGACCACGTGCTCCTGCGCAACTTCTCCAAGGAACGGCGCGAGGCGATGTGGAACGCCGCCGACGAGGAGAACCTGATCCGCGGCGGGCACCTCGAGCGCACCGGCGCGAACGGCCTGGACGCGCTGTCGCCGCCGGAGCGCGCCGCGGTCGAGCGTCTGCACCAGTACGGCGAGGAGCTGCTCGCGCGCGGTCAGGCGGTCGGCATGTTCCCGGACGGCGGCCTGCCGTACTGGACGCCGCGCATGGCCGTCATGATCGGCGAGGACGGGAGCTACTCCGCGCCGCCGAAGGCCGACGTCAACCTCGCGCACGACCTGACCACCTCGGCGTCGGCCGCCAAGGGCCGCAAGTACCTGACGGTCGAGGAGACGGAAGCGGCGCAGCAGCGCCTGCTGAACTCGGACACCGCGACCGCGCACACGCTGCGCGACATCCGCACGATGCCGCTCGCGATGGGCCGGCTCGAGCAGGCGATCGCCGGTCGCGAGCTGGTCGAGCGCATCCGCCAGGCGTCGGACGCCTCCGGCACCGGCCTGGTCAAGGACGAGCCCGAGGCCGCCAACGCCGCGGGCTACTTCACGCTCGACCACCCGGCGTTCAAGACGTACGCCCCGCAGATGGTCAACGACCCGCGCACCGGCGCCAAGGTTCCCGCGACCGACCAGTTCCACCGGCCCGTGTTCCAGCAGCGCCCGCTGTACATCGCCAAGGAGTTCGAGGGCCCGCTGAAGTCGATCATCTACGACCCGCCGGGCAAGGCGTACGGCGCGCTGATGGCGCTGAAGCAGGAGGCGACGGCGAACATCATGTACTCGCCGCTGATCCACAACCAGGTCGTGTTCGGCAAGGCGCTCGCGTCGATGCCGCTGGGCACGCTGCCGGCGTACTTCGAGGGCCGCGCGCTGCGCACTGGCGAGCGGGGCGGCGTCCTGGGCTACGCGAAGGCGGCCGGCAACCTGGTGCAGCGCGGCGTGCAGGCGATGCAGGGCGTGCCCTACAACGAGCGCGCGCGCCTCGAGTCGTCGGGCGCCTCGCCGGTGGTGCGCCGCGCGATCGAGAACGGCATGGTGCCGATCAACAACTACGGCCACAAGCAGGACATCACGTCCATCGCCAACGACACGGCGCTGCGGCCGGGCCAGGGCTGGAAGGCCAAGCTGGTCGGCAAGGTCGCGGGCGACCGCGGCGCCGAGCTGGCGGACGGCGTCGGCGACCTGGTGCACAACCACCTGCTGTGGAAGCGCGTGGCTGACCTGCAGCTGGGCGTCTACGCCCAGGCCGAACGCCACTACTCCGAGGCGTTCCAGAAGCAGGGCTTCGACAAGACGACCGCCGACGGCATGGCGGGCAAGGTCGCCGCCAACTTGGCGAACCGCGTCGCCGGTACGCTCCCGAACGAGGCGATGTCGGGCTTCGCCCGGAAGTTCGCCAACATCGCGCTCTTCTCGCGGTCGTTCACGCTGTCGAATTTCGCGATGTACAAGGACATGATCCGCGGCCTGCCGGCCGAGGTGCAGTCCCAGCTGCGCCTGGCCTACGGCGACCAGGCGGCGCGCTCGGCCAACATGGCGATGCGCCGCAAGGCGGTCGGCGCCCTGGTGCGCGACATCGGCATGATGTACATGCTGAACGCCGCGTTCCAGACCGGCGTGCGCGCGTACACGCAGGACGGCGACTTCAAGGACAACCTGAAGGCCGAGCTGGCGAAGTACGGCCCGCGCGCGACCGCGGCCCTGCAGTACGCCGACAGCCACCTCCAGGACGTCCTGCCGTTTGTCGGCCACCCGTTCAAGTGGATTCACTCGTTCACCCCGGGCGGCACGAACGACCCCGGCAAGGAAAACCGGTTCCGCGGCCCGGACATGAGCGACGGCACGGCGACCTACTATCGGCTGCCGTTCGGCAAGGTCGGCGAGGATCTCGAGGGCTGGATGTCCGACCCGGGCGCGATGGCCTGGCAGAAGTCCGGGACGCTGGTTAAGCCGGCGATCGACATCGGCATGCAGGCCGCCGGCCACGCGCCGGAGTCCGGCCCGATCTGGGCGCCGAGCGACTCGTTCCTGAGCGCCGCCGGCAAGGCGGTCGCGCACTACGCCGCCGGGCAGTTCCCCGTCCACGACTTCCAGGTGGCCTACGACCTGGCGACGGCCAAGCCGGACGCCGCGGCGTCGCCCAAGGAGCAGGAGCGCACCGCCCAGGAGCGCCACGCGCTCGAGCTGTCCATGCTCGCCGGCATCACCGCGAGCAAGGGCGCGCCGGGCGGCCCGGAGGCCGGCCAGCTGCGCGCGGAGAACGAGCGGTTCCAGCAGCAGCGGTCGTACGTGCTGTCGCAGACTCACCAGCTGCTCGCGAGCGGCCGGGACGAGGATCGCGACCAGGCGATCGACATGCTGCGCACGGTCATGGACGCCAACGAGATCCGCTCGTACCTGAAGGGTCAGGAGTCCCCCGAGTCCCGCGTCAACGCGCACGCGTTGACGACGCTCGGACGGCGGGACGCGGACGCGCTGGAGCGGGTGCAGGCAGCCGGCCAGTAGACGTCAGGTACAGTCAGCGGCATGGACGCCGCACAACGCAGAAGCCCCCACGACCTCGCGGTCGATGGGGGCTCATTTTCGTTGGGGATGCAACACAACATGTGTTGTCATTCTGTTGCAGTTGTTGTTGCTTCCAACTGCGTCCCGCTGCGCTTTTATGCGTTCCAAGTGCTTGATTTTAAAGGAAATCAGCCTCGAAACATTGTTATGAATCATAACAATGGTGCCCAGAAGAGGCTCAAGCATTTCCTTATAAATCAATAGGTTAGGGTTGTCCCGTTGCATTCCTGTTGTCGGGCGAGGTACGATTCCGTTCCTTCGACAAACCACGGGGCACCACAACCATGACCATCCAGAACCGCGAGGGCCGCTTCACGGCCACCTACCGGAAGCCGGGGTACAAGTCCATCTCGGACACCTTTGGCACCCGTCGCGAAGCCGAGTCCTGGCTCGCGACGATGAAGGCCCGTCACGCCATGAAGCGCGACGCCATCGAGGACGCGAAGGAACTGCGCGCGACGACCGTCGCCAAGCTGCTCGAGAACTTCCGGGACGAGGTCTGCCCGGAGCGCAAGGGCTGCCGGTGGGAGCAGAACCGGATCAAGCACTTCCTGCAGACGCCGTGGGCCGCGATGACCCTGGACATGGACATCGCCCGGTCGCTGCGCGAGTGGCGCGACTGGCGCCTGACGAAGCCGAACCCGAAGGGCGTCATCGCGACGCCGCAGACCGTCAAGCGCGACTTCAACCTGATCTCGAGCATCTTCACGTTCGCGATCAAGGAGTGGGGCTACGCCATGGCGAACCCCGCGAAGGCCGTTCTCCGGCCGGAGGGCGCTGACGCCGAACGCGAGACGATCTGGGAGCCGGAGCACATCGAGTTGTTCCTGGCGCACTTCGAGTTCGACGAGAACAAGGCGCCGGAGAGGAAGACCGACTACATCCCCTGGTTCATTATCATCGCCAACGCCACGGGGCTGCGTCGTCGTTCGCTGGTTCAAACGCAGCTGGCCTGGATCGACCTGAAGACCCGCGGGATCACCTACAAGTCCGAGCTGATGAAGAACGGCCTTCCGTACCGGTGCCCCCTGAGCCAAGAAGCCGTGCGCTGGATCGCGAAGCTGGTCGAGCACCAGCGTGCTAAGGGCTCCGATCGTCTCTTCGACATCCACGAGGAGAGCCTGACCACGCTGTACGGCCAGGAACGGGCCGTTCTCGCCGAGAAGCACCCGGAGGTCGCCGGCCTGCGCTTGCACGACCTGCGGCACACCTACTCGACTTGGCTGGTCGGAACGAAGAAGATCGCGCTGGCGGACTTCATGAAGATCACCGGCCGCCGGTCGATGAAGGAAGCGCTGCGCTACTACAACCCCAAGGTTCAAGACCTGGCCGCGATGCTGGACTAACCATGAGCACCCCCGACCCCACCCTCATCGACACCGCCATCATGGGTGCCCTCGGCCTCACGAGCGCCTCTGGGCCCGGCGCGATGCCGCCGGGCCCCAACACGCTGGCGAACCGGGACGTCGCCTGGGCGGTGCTCCTGTCGCGCCTGACCGGCGCTTCGATCGACGAGCTGCGTCGGACGACCTGCCGCGACGTTGACTTCCGGAACGACACGTTCGACAGCGGCCGCGAGCACGAGTTCGACGCGCAGGCGCGGAGCATCCTGGTGCACCTCGTCGACGGCAAGACACCTCGGTCGCCGCTGGTCACCATCGCCGAGGCCGAGTTCAACCGGCGCTGGGGCGAGCTGGTCAACAAGCTCCCCGAGGCGCAGCGCGACGTGCGCCCCGAGCACGCGCTCGCGGCCTGGGCTGTGCGCGGGCCGCGGCTCGCGATCGTACTGTCGAAGGGGGCCCCGCTGTGACGGTGGCTGACTTCGTATCACGGCCGGCGGAAGGGCTGCACCCGATGCGGGCGTGGCTGTCGTTCGAGGACGGGGCGCTGTCGGCGTACATGCGTCGGGGCATCGGCTACGTCACGATCGCGAACGTCGAGGTAAACGCGTCGCGCAGGCGCCGGGGCGTGTTCTCGCGCTTCATCGCCACGGTCGAGGCCGAGCTGCGCCAGCGCGGCGAGCCGTCGACGCTCGTCATCGAGAACGTGAACAACCCCGTCCTCTCGGACTGGTGCCGCCGGCACGGCTGGCAGCTTCGTCAGATAGGCCCGGAGGCCGACCGGCTGTCGCCCACCTTCACCAAGGAGATCGCGCCGTGAAGCCGTCGGACGCCATCGCCGCGATGGCCCTGAGCGCCCGCGACGGGCAGCTCTCGGTGGTCAACCCCGACTCCACCCGCGACCTGCGCCCCGAGGTCATGGACGAGGCCGGGCGCATGCGCATCCTGCCGGCGGCCTTCTGGGCGGGGACGACGCGTGACGAGCGCGCGCTGCTCGGCAACCGCACGGGCGTCTACAGCTTCCCGACGACAGAGCTGGTCGAGTGGCTGCGGGACTTCATCGACGGGCGCAGCGCGATCGAGATCGGCGCGGGGCATGGCGTGCTGGCCGACGCGCTCGGCATCCCGGGCACCGACAACAGGATGCAGGAGATCCCCGAGATCGCCGCGCACTACCGGCGTACGGGCCAGCCGACCGTCACCTACGGCCCCAACATCATCCGCGCCGACGCTGGCGTGGCTGTGCGCCGGTACCGGCCCAAGGTCGTCATCGCCTGCTGGGTCACGCACCGATATGACCCGCGCAACCACGAGGCGCACGGCAACATGTACGGCGTCGACGAAGCCGCGATCCTCGACGTGTGCCACGACTATGTCTTCATCGGCAACGACCTGGTGCACGCCCGGAAGCCCATCTTGTCCCGGCCGCACATGACGATCAACCCGCCGTGGCTGTACTCGCGAGCGTTGAACCCGTCATCACGGGACTTCATCGCGGTCTGGTCGCGTCTCTTCCGCGCCTGAAAGGAGAGCCCATGCCCACCATCCCGAACTTCGACAAGCCCCTCGAGGAGGGCGACGTCGCCCAGATCGACCAGAACTTCGCCGACCCGAAGCTCGCCGGCAAGTTCCTGACCGTGACCAAGGTCGGGCCGCACGCGCGCACCGGCAAGCTCCTGGTGCAGGGCTACGTCAACGGCGGCGAGTGGTGCCAGTTCGAGCCGCGCGAGCTGGTCTTCATCGGGCCGGCCCGCTGGTACCGCGGACACCCGATGGGCTGGCGGTAGAATCGAGCCGGGCCTAGCCCACGAGGTCACCCGTCGGTGGCCGCCTCAGACCCCGCTTCGGCGGGGTTTGTTGTTTCCGCCAGGAGGTGCAGTCGGCGCACGATCTCCGGGCGCGACGCGCCGAACCGCAAGGCGCAGACCTCGACGAGGATGCCGGCCCGCACATCCCCGTCCTCGAGGCGGTCGAGGGTGAAGCGCGCGCAGTCGCGCAGCTGCTCGGGCGTCATCGCCACGCCCTCAGCAGCACGGCGACACCGGCGTCCGCGACACGCACGCCCCGCGGCGCGTCGGGGGTCACGCGATCGACTCGGCGGCGCGCCGGCATCGGGTCTTTGGTGGCGCACTCCTTTGTGATGAAGGACTTGGCGCAGCCCGAGCACCGGCGGCGCCGAAAGACGCCGCGAGGATCCTTGCGCGTCTCGGTGACGTCGGCCGCGCCCAACTCGCCGCAATGTGGGCAGCGGATCATGCGTCGACCTCGACGAACGACGGCACTGGATGCTCCTTGGCACGCCACTCCTGGTCGCGCGGCTTGCACTTCCAGGGCGGCACGTCGAAGAGCTTGCACAGCTGCTCGAAGTCCTTCCAGGCGAGGCCGTTGTACGGGTCGGTCTGGACGAAGCGGTCGGCCTGGCTCTCCAGCATGTGGGGCGTGTCGTCGACGATCGCGTACGCGGTGACCTCGGGGTGCGCATCGAGCCACGCCTGGATATCGTGGCCGCGCGACTTGCCGCCCGCCTTCGTCTTGCCGATGAGCGGCAGGTCGAACGCGGCGGCGACGTCCGGGACGGCGTGGTACAGGCGCCAGGCCGAGGACAGGACGATCTTCACGTCCCCCGCACGGCACAGCCCGCGGATCAGCTTGATCGCGACCTGGTCGAACGCCTCCTGCTCCTCCAGCTCGAAGGGATAGCCGCCGTTGGCAACGGCGGTGCGGACGCTGTTGATCACGCCGTCGATGTCGAGGAAGAGGACTTTCATTTCTGGATGCCCACGTCGTAGCCGGAGCGGCCCTTGCGCCACCCGCGGTTGGACTTCTCGGAGCGCACTTCGAGGTTGTCCCGGTTGTCGGTGCCCCCGCCGTTCAGCGGACGGATGTGAGCGACGTCCTTGCCGTCGCCGATCTTGACCTTGCCCTCGCGCAGGAGCATCGCGCGAGCCTTGTTGTTGGCCTCGCGCTTGCGCACGTTCTCGGGCTTGGCGTTGTACTCGCGCTGGTACGCGAGCTTCTCGTCGCTGCTCTTGGTCACAGGGGCCCCTTCGCGGCAGCCGAGACGTCGGTGTAGACGGCCGCGAGGACACGCTCGGTGATCATGTCCTTGATCGAGTTGCCGATGCTCGCCGCGCACATGCGCATCGCCTCGTGCGGGCTGAACGCGCGGTGCCGGGCCGCGACGAGGCGTTCGTTGAGCCCGACGGCCAGGTACGCCTCGTACTGCGACATCGTGGCTTCATCCTTGACGTGGTCGACGAGGGCAGTGTGGATCGCGATCACGACTGCACCCCCATCGACCCGCGCACAATCTCCGCGACCTTGGCCTCCCACGCGGCGACCTCCGGCTTTACGCAGTCGGGCTGCCCGGTGTCCCTGTCGTACCGCTCCATGCGGCGCTTCAGTTCCTGGTACTCGAGCCATTGCTCGGGGGTCACCGCGATCGGCGGCGCCACGTAGTACACCGGCATCATCGGGGAGACGGACGGCATGGTCGGGTCGTAGACAGGCCACTTCTCGCGGTAGTAGTCGGTGATCATGCTGACTGCACACATGGGGTTCTCCTCAGAGGTCGACTTGTGGTTGCTTGCGCATCGTCATCACGCCGCGCACCCGGCCGCGCTCGGCGCCGGCACCGAGACGCTTGCTCTCCTCGGCGCGCTCCTGGCGGCGCGTGCGCTCCATCAGGGCGACCCCCTCCATCCAGCGCTGGAAGTCGATGACGCGGCAGCGCGGGGTGCGGTTGCCCGGGAAGTAGACGAGCGGGGGCAGCTTGTGCGGCGCCTTAGTGGCGTCGATGCGCACCGTGCGCGCGCTGCGGCCCAGGAGCTGCGCGAGCTGCTCCAGCGTGATCGTCTGCACCTCGAGGGGCAGGTCGTCGCGCGTGAGCCGGCCCTCGCTGGCCGTCACGTCGGATTCAGTGGAGGCAGGCATTGCGCGCTCCTTGGGCTTGCGTGTTGCGGTGCTGCAGCTCCTGCATGTGCAGCCAGGTCTGCAGCTTCAGGTGTTCCAGGGTCTGCGCGTCGCCGAGCTGCTGCAAGGGCTTGATCTCGCGCGGCGGGAACTGCAGCTTGATCTTGCGCACGTCCTCGAGCGCCTTGTTCAGCTCGGCCAGGCGCACGGTCGCGCGGTTCGAATCGTGGCGCGCGGCGTCGAGGCGATCGTTGGCGAACTGCGCATCGAGCCGGGCTTCTCGGATCTGCTCGCGGTACCCGGCGAGTACGTCGCGCGTCATGCGCTCGAACGACCGCTGGCGCAGGTGACCTGCGACGAACAGCGTCAGCAGGATCAGATACAGGTAGAGGTATGCGGGCATCGCGGCCTCACTTCTTCGGGGCCGACGCCGGCTTGGCGCTGGCGTGGCTGATGACGATCGGCGGGCGCACGGTCGCCGCGGGCGTGGTGCGCACCGGCGCCTTGGCGGCGACCACGTGCGCAGTCGGCGCTTCGGTGACGTGCGCCGCAGGCGCGGCAGCGTGAGCGGCGGCCGGCGCGGCGTGCGAGACGCTGGCGCTGGCGTGACCCGCGGACGAGCCGCCATGGCCGCCACCACCGCCGCCCCCACCCTTGCCGAAGGTGGTGACGGTGAACAGCGAGATAGCGAGGGCGATAAGGACGTTGGTCATGCTTGGGACTCCTGGGGATCGGTGGGGGTGGGGGTGGGGGTATCGGTCACCGGGGGCGCGAGACGCGCGTCCTCGATGTCCTGCGGCGTAACGTCGACGGGCAGAAGGAACGTCGACACATGCTTGGGCCGCCTCGAGAATTCGTGCCGCCCGTGGTACACGTCCAGCCGGCCGGCGGTGATGAGGGCGAGCGGTGTCACGACTCGTCGTCCTCGTCCTGCGTGCGGTACGTGTTGATCCCGAAGCCGTAGCCGGGAGTGACGAACATGAAGCCGATGGCGCCGAAGGCGAGCAGCATCAGCATCAGCAGCAGGGCGCCGGTACCGAGGCCCATGATGAACGCGCCGAGAAGGGTCACTTGAAGACTCCGTGTTTGATCGCCTGGAACAGGCAGTAGAGGGTGATCGAGACTGCGAACGCCACGCACAGGCCCTCGAAGAAGAGCACGAGGAACGGCAGCAGCACGGCGCCGAGGGCGCCAACGATCAGGAGCGCGACGATCACGCCGATGGTCTTGAGCGCGGTCATGGTCAGTCGCCGATCTCGTCGAGAGCCGCAGCGAGTTCGATCGCGGCGACGGTGCCCCAGAAGGACGAGTCCATGTGCTCGTCGTCATCGGGCTCGCCCGAGCGATCGAAGAGCCACAGGATCAGGCAGACGAGCAGGACGCCGCCGCAGACGAGGCTGAACAGCCCCAGGAGGAAGAGCGCGGGGGCGTTCATGCGGTCACCTCGTCGGCCAGGGTGTAGTGCTTCGGCGCGGCCTGCAGCATGTACTTCTGCAGCGTCGCCTTCGCGTGCTCGTTCAGCCAGCCCATGAAAGGCTTCGAGCGCGGCGGCCGGTCGTCGGTGACCTTCTCCTGGATCATCGCGTCGCGCAGCACGACGAGCGACGTGATCGCCTTCGTGACGTGCGACAGGCCCGAGTCGGGGTCGATGTCCTCGCCCTCCCACCACGACAGCAGGTGGCGCATCGTCGCGTCGTAGTAGACGCTCGAGCGCACGCCAATCGCGCGGTAGTTGTGGCGGCCGTACTTGCACGCGCCATCGAGCATCGCGACGCCGATCTCGGCCAGAACCGCACCACTCACGGTCGACATCGGGGCCTTCTGGATGCCGATGGCGTCCTTCGGGTTGGTGGGCTTCGTGTCGGCCGGCACGCGCTCGTCGGACTTCTCGACGAAGATGTAGCGACCGCCGTAGCAGCTCTCTCCCAGCTTGCTTCGCTGCAGCTCGCTGTCGCACGCGCCGGACAGCACGTGTTCGAAGGCGCAGCCCTCGCAGCTGTTCTCGCTGCCGCACCCGGCCGTCTCGTAATCGAGGCCCTCCCAGTGCATGGTCTTGGTTTCCATTGGTTCTCCTACTTGCGGAAGCGGACGTCGACCCAGCCCTCGAACTTGATCGGGAGGTCGGGCGCCCACTCGGGGTTGATACACATCAGGCGTCCGAACTCGTCGATCGAGCCGAACCCCTCGGGGACGAGCGCGGTCAGCTCGTCGTGCGTGCGCATGACGACGCGGTACCCCGCGGCCTTCACGCGAAGCCAGCCGGCGATCAGGATGTCGCGCGCGATGGCCTGGACTGCGGACTGGAAGATCGAGGCGCCGAGCAGCTTGTCGCGCCTCCACTGCTTGGCGGCCGTCTCCTGTTCGACGGTGATCGTGTCGCGCATCGAGCCCCACGGCGTGCGCTTGCGCTCGATCTTGGGCTGCGCCCACGCGATGAGCCGGCTCGAGGGCAGGCGCATCCACAGGTAGCCCTTGGCCGACATCAGCGACACGCGGCCGAACGGGATCGACGGCAGCTCGCGTCCGTTCCACTGCCGCTCGCCGGCCGCGCGGCCGACGTCGTACCACTGGCCCGGGTTGAGCACCGCGCGCATGGCGACATCGCCGAAGCGGTACCACGCCGTCTCGACGTGGTCATACCGGGTACGGTACAGCTTCGTGATGCGCTGGCTCTGCTCGGGCGTGAGCTTGACGCCCATGCCCGCGGCGTAGTCGATCAGGCCGCGCCAGCCCTGGCCGAACATGCCGCCTAGGACACCAGGCTTCGCGAACTTGCGCTCGGCCGGTGTGATGTCCTCGGGCTTCTTGTCGAAGATCAGCGCGGCGAACGCGCGGTACTCGTCCAGCCCCTCGCGGAACAGCTCGAGCACGTCGTCCTGGCCCGAGAGCCACGCCGAGACGCGGTTCTCGATCGAGCTGTAATCGGCGTCGAAGAACACGAAGCCCTTGGGCGCCTTGATCACGCCGCGGCAGCACGAGACGATGGCCTCCATCGTCTTGTCGCCCCACAGCTGATAGGCGAACTCGGGGTCGTTCTCGACGAAGTCGATGAACGCCTGCGCGATCTCCCGGGACGACAGCGTCGGGCTCGCCATGTTCTGCAGGTTCACGCCGCCACGCGACGCGTCCCGGCCCGTCGAGGCGCCGTGGTACGCGTACATGTGCTTGAGCGTGCCGTCGTCCGCGACGCGACTCTCCATCGCGACGAGCTTCTTGGCCGACGTCTGCGACACGCACAGACGGATCTCGATGGCGCGGCGCACCGGCGCGCTCATCGCGTCACCGTGCTCCACGAGCGCGCGCTCGAGCGTCTCCGCCTCCATGTTCGGAAGCAGCTCCTGCTCGACCTCGCGGTACTTGAACTCGTCCGGGTCGGACAAGTCCAGCAGCGTCACGACGACCAGCGGGTGGCGCTCGTTGATCCAGGCGCGCAGTGCAGCCGTCTCGGCGCCGGAGGCGATCGCGCCGGCCGTCACCTCCGCAAGCTCGGCGTTCAGGCGCCGCGTCTCGCGATCGATCAGGCCGACGAGCTTCGGGATCTCGTCGATCGCCACCGGCACGCCGTCGAGGTTCATCTCCTGCGTGCCGATCCAGACGTTCTGCTCGTAGGGCGAGAGCCGGCGCAGCTTGCGCGCGATCGTGACCTCGGCGACCACGTCCTGCAGGCAGTAGTCGTACAGCTCCTGCAGCAGCACGGGGTCGTTGATCCAGCGGCCGCCGCGCTCGAGCCACTTGCGATGGCGCGTGACGGCGGTCTTGTAGTCCGCCGGCCGCCGGTAGGTTTCCGGCGCGCGAACGACCGGCTCCTCCTGCGGGCAGCACAGGAGCTTGATCAGCTCCTTGCCGCGCTTGTCTTTGCGCTTGTCCTCAGGCAGGCGCATCGCCTTGCCGCAACGGTCGAGAGCCTGCGGCATGTTCATCGCCGCGGCCTCGGCCATCGTGTCGACCAGCTGCGAGAGCTGCAGCGGCGGCCAGCCGTAGAGGGGCACGCAGAACAGGTTCCAGACGTACCACTCAAACACCGGATTCCAGCCGCGGATGCGGCCGCCGCGCGCGACGTGATCGAGCAGCGGCTGGATCGCGAGGGGGCCGTCCGCCGGCACCCACAGGTCGGCGCCCAGGCCGTCCGCCATGTCGTAGGCCATGCAGAGCACGGCCGCCTCCGGCGACGCGAAGTACCGCTCGAGGCCGAGCTTGATCTCGGTGCCCGAGCGGAACTCGAAGTCGATGGACGGTTCAGGGAGCAGCACGTTGCGATCTCTAGGTGTTGTTCGAGAAGTACCTAAGTCAGGCCGCGTCCGGCGCCTGGGACTCGTCGTTCGCCGCGTCCGGGGCGGCGGCGGCGAGCGCGCGGCTCGCCTGGTCGCGGATCGAAGCGATCGCGGCGAGGGACAGCTTCGCCGGCAGCTCGGCCAGGCCGGCGAGCGCCGTGTTCACGACGGACAGCGGCAGGGTCAGGGTCACATTGGGGTCTTGGTTGTCGGTGGTCATGGCGATCAGCGGCGACGGCCGCGGTAGGTGGGGCGGTAGGTGGGGCGCACGACGGTCGTCGTGTGGTTGTGGATCACGGTGGTGCGGCCATAGCCGCCACCGCCGGACATCAGGTGGCCGAGCACCATCCCCTCGACCAGGCCGTCCGAGTGGCTCGGGGCCTGCTGGACGATCACCGGCGCCGGGGCGACGATGGCGGGCGTGGTGGCCTGCACCGGCGCGACGGGCACGACGGGCTGTGGCACGGCGACGGCCACGGGTTGCGGAGGGTTCTCCGACTTGGCGCAGCACACCAGGCCGAAGACGATGAGGAGGACGGCGCAAGCGCCAGCGACACCGGCGCGGCTCACGGACGCACCTTCAGCTGGATGCGGCGGCACTTGACCGTGGCGCCGGTGGCGTGATCGGTGATCTCGTACCAGACGCCGCGCGTGGTCGGGAGGTGCTTCGTGATCTGGCCCACGCCCTCGCGGACGCGGGAGGCGTAGCGCACGGACGTGCCGATGGGGAGCAGGGGGAGGGTCATTGCGTCGCCTCCTCCGCTGCGGCCGCGGGCTCACGGTCGGGCCACTTCCAGGTGACGCCGAGGCCGTCATGCCCTTCGACGTGGCGGGTCACGGACGTGTACGCGAACGCGTGGCCGTTGGGCGTGAAGCCGCCGACGTTGATGCACGTGTCCGACCAGACGTGGGCCACGAGCGCCGGGCCCCAGCCCTCGAACAGTTGCGGCGCGCGCACGAGGACGACGCGGCCGATGGTGGGTTTTTGCATAGGTGGTGGGGTATGAGGTTGAACAGTCAGCGTGAGCGACTTGGGCACCCAGGCCCAAGTCATCTCGCGCTTACGCCACGGACAGAACCAGCGTGGCCGGGACATCGACGGTGACGGTCGCGACCGGGTCGGACACGGACAGGTTGTCGGCGGCGACGGCGGTCGACCACGGCGTGCCATCGGCGGTCACGCACAGGTACGTCGACGAGTAGGTGCCCTGCGGGACGTTGTCGATGACGATCGACGTCGAGCCCATCGGCGCGGTGCCGGTGATGACCTGGCCGGTGACGGTGTTGGTCAGCGTCAGCAGGTAGTGGTCGGGCGGCGGCGTGGCCGGGCCGGTGGCGGGCTGCAGGGTGGCGGTGCCGGTGACGGTACGGGTCATGTTGTTTCCTTGAGTGTTTGTTCGGAGTGTTATTGTTATGTTAAATAACACTCCGGGTTGAGATCAACCGAGCAGCGGGTCGTCCGCGTCGTCCATGTCGTCGAACTCGCCGAAGTCGTCGTCGGCGTCCGCGAAAGTCGTCATCGGGTCACCCTTGCGCACGCGCTGCACCGAGTTGATGTAGACGCCCACGCCGCCGTCGCCGTTCGAGTACGCGACGAAGTTGACCGAGGCGCGGCCCCAGTCGCCGGACTTGATGTCGGTCGGGCCCAGCTTCAGGAACTTGCCGGCGTCGTCACGGTTCGTGCCGATCACGACCGGCGGCGCGTTGTTCGCCTTCTCGGGCATGTCGTACGACTTGACGTTCAGCAGGTAGTGGCCCGCGAACTGGTCGTCGTAGGGCTTGCCGTTCTGCTGCACGGCGGTGTCCGCGTCGATGAGCGGGTTCATCGCCTTCGGCGGCAGGAACAGCTTGCCCTTCTTCTCGTCCCACCACAGCTGCCGCTGCTGGTCTTCGATGACCTTGCGGATCGCGGCGATCTCCTCGGTGTTGGCCTTGGGGATCATGAGCCGCACGCTCCACTGCTTCTTGTCCGGCTGCTGCTTGGTGCCCTTGGACTTGAAGAGGTTCACGTAGGCGAAGCGCACGAGCCTGGGCTCGCCCGTCTTCTGGTCGCGCGTGCCGCCGATGATCAGCTTCTGCGCCTGAGCTTTCTTGGTTTCGCTCACTGGATCTCCTATACGGTATGGGGTACCCGACGTCAGTCGAGGCCCGCGTAGTCGTCTTCGGCCAGTCCCATGCCGAGTGCCTTGCGGCCCCAGCCGGGGATGACCAGCTCTTTCTTGCCGCCGTAGCCCGGGTCGGGCCAGTAGTCGGCGGCGATCGCGTCCCCGATCGCGCGCAGGTTCTCGTCGGCAACACGCGCAGCAGCAGCGACCACGTCGCGCGGCAGGGTGTAGAGGCCGACCTGGTGAGGGGGTCGCACATCGACGGCCAGAAACGTCCAGTCGTCGAGCGATTTGCCGGTCACCAGCTTGAAGACCTTGCGGTACCACGCCTCCTGGACGTGGTAGCGGTAGTCGCAGACCGAGTTCGCGAAGGACGCTTCCGAAGCGTCCTTGGTTGTCTTGAGGTCGAGCGCCGAGACGTCGACCAGGTCGTCGAAGCGGCACTTCACGAGCAGGCCCGTCGCCGGGTCGATGGCGTAGAAGCTCTGCTCGGCCTTGCTGCCGGCCGCCTTCCGGTCGCGCATCAGGGGCCCGGCCGCGGGGTGCCGGTCGACCGCATCGCGCATGTGCATCGCGAGGTCGAAGTGCTCCTGGCTGACGATGGTGCGGCCGGCAGCTCGCTTGTCGAAGTCCGCCCAGAACGCGATCGCCTCGAGGCTGTCGGCGCTGGGCTTCTTCGCGTTGAGTTGTCGAGACGTCGGGCGCCGCGGCGCGCCGTCGTCTTCGGTCGGCTCGATGACGAACTCCTTGAAGAGCGCGTCGGGCTCGAGGATCGCGCAGTGCGTGATGCTGCCCAGCTTCCACGCCTCCTTTTCCTCACGCGCCGGGCGCATGGGATTACGATACGCCTGCCAGTACAGCGGCAGACCCTGCGCCACGATGTCCAGGTGGGACTTCGAGATGCCCGGGCCGCCGTGGTACTCGGCGTTCGACAGGAAGGGGTAGTGGCCGGGCTTCACGCTCAGTCGTCCAGGGCAACCGAAATGATCCTGCCGGAGACGATCTCGCCGCGGATCACGCCGATGCGCGAGGGCGCGCGCTGCTCGTCGGCCTTGGCGCGCGATTCGACCAGCGCGCCGGTCGCGTTCACGCCGTGCGGGTAGACGTTCAGGTACACCACCTGCGCGTTCACGAGATCGAACGTCGACATGCCGTGCTCGGACATGCGGCCGTCGACGAAGAACGTCAGCGGCACTTCGATGCCGCGCGAGTTCGGCACGAGCGCCAGGATCGGCGCCGGGCCGGCGACGTCGGTCGCCACGATCCGCGCCCGCGCGCCGGCCCGGGTGTAGACCGGCTTCGTCGTGTCGATCGCGGGGCGCTTCGGCTCGGACGCCTTGGCGCCGCGGGACAGAGAGTCATCGGCCGCCGCCCAGGCGTCGCCGTGCAGGCGCGGGACGTGGCCGGTGGGCACCGGCGAGTCGTGGTGATGAAGCATCAGTTGCCTCCCAGGCTGCCGCACGACGAGGACGTGTCGAAGCTCGAGGAGGACGAGGTGTCGAACGAGAACGACGAGCCGTTGTCGCTGCCGCAGTAGCTCGACGTGTCCGGCGCCGCGACCGGCGACTCGTAGTAGGCCGGCGCGACGTAGGGGGTCACCACGGGGGCGTCGTCGGTCAGCAGCGCCTGCTGCGACGTCGTGATCACGTCGGTCACCGCCTGGTCGAACAGGTCGGGCTGCGTGGTCTCGGACGACAGGGCGGACTTGCCGTCGGCCGCCAAGATGCGCGGGCCCGACGTCTTGGCCTGCACGGGCGCGGCGCCGGTGCGTTCCTGCATGTGCGCCGTGAGCTGCGCGCGGAACATCAGGAACAGCTCGTCCCAGTTGGCCGCCAGCCACGCGGTGAACAGGTTGGCGTTCGACATGAGCTGGCTCGGGTCGCTCGAGCGCATCTCCACCGTGCAGAGCGCGTGGCCCAGGTCGTCGTTGACGTCCTGAACCAGGATCTGGCACGTCACGGGTTGCTTGGTGTTGCTGGTCATGGTGATGTGGTTGCTGTTGGCGTTGTTACTATACATAACAATCAGGCGTAAAAAAGGGCGCCTCGAGGGCGCTTTTACTTCTCCTGGGCCACGGTCAGAACGCCGGCTCCGTCTCGGCGGGGGCCGTCTTGAACAGGGCCGCCAGCACGCGCTGCTGCTGCTCGGAGGTCAGCGGCGTGATCGAGCGCACGTGATTGAGCTTCTGGGCGTACTCGTCGTGCTGGTCGACCTGGTAGATCGAGTCCGACGCCTCGTGGTAGACCAGGATGCCGGAGGAGCCGTAGCGCCCGCGCACCGCGAGGATCGCGCTGTCGATCTGGGACTGCGAGAACGGGCCCTGGTACAGCACGCGCACGGTGCTGCAGATGGTCGGGAGCGTCGGCTCGCCGATCCAGCGGCGCGTGTTCAGCAGCCGGAACATCGGCAGCGGCTGGGCGACGCTGCCGTCGCACAGGAAGTAGCCGGCATGCTGCCCCTTGCCGAGGGCCGTCAGGGTGTGTCCGTGGAACGCGACCCAGCGCGCGAACGTGAGGGGGTAACAACCCAAGATGTGCCGCTTGTAGACGTCATCGCGCTTGATCCAGCCGTACGGCGTACCGGCGCGGATGCACCACCACGCGGCCTCGTGGCGCCAGGCGTACAGGATGTCCTCGGGCGCAATGTCCTCGCCGAAGGGGCGGATGTCGATCAGGCCGAGGACGCCAGACGGCTTCTCGGAGATCACGATGCGCCCCATGAGGGGCGGGATGGGGGCGAAGTCGGGATGCTTCATGGTGTCAAGTGTGATGTTGGATAACAATCAGGCGTCGATCAGAGCGAGCGCACGCGCGCGATCGATCCACTCCTGGCGACGGGCCGCGGCGACCTGGGTCACGGACTCGGCCTTGAACTCCGCGAGCAGGGCGACGAGCGCGGCCCGCTTGCCGGCGCGCGCCAGCTCGCGTGCGACAGTGCGCATCTCGTCATCGGTCGGGCCGGTCGCCGGAGACTCGACAGGGGCCGGGCCCGGCGATGCCTCTGCGGCGGCCGCAACGGGCTGTTCCTGAGCCTCGGCGGGTTCGGGCGTGGGTTCGGGGGCCGGGGGCGGCGCGTCCGCCTTCTTGCGGCTGCGCGGGCTGATGGCGCGGACATCCTCCGCGACGATCGGGATCGCCTCGAAAACGACACCGTGCACGGTCAGGCCGGCGAGCAGCTCTTCGATGTGGCGCGCCGCATCGGTCATGTTCATCGGCAGCTCGAACTGCACGGTGACCTTGTGGCGCGGGTGCTGAACGGTCAGCATGTGACAGGTTCCTCCTTGGCAGGGGTGGGGTTGTGGAGCCGACTGGACGAAGCCGTCAGCAGGGGTTGCAGGACGTAGTCCTGCACTTCGATCGGTTGGCGCGCGATGATCTGGCTGATCGCCTTGGACACCTGGTCGACCAGGTTGTCCTTCTCGGTCTGCGTCGTGCCCTTGGCACAGAGCAGCCGGGCCATCACGTCCTCGAGCTTGTGGCAGGTGAGGATGTGACGGACAGACGAGGCTTCGTGTTCGCCGAGGCTCTCCTCGATCATCTCGAGGAGGTCGGCGTGGTAGCGGACGCCGTGTTGGGTAGTGAGTTGCAGCATGGTTCTTCTGGCCTCAGTTGGCGCGCTGCACGCGGTTGGCGGGATGGCAGGCGTATCGGGTACCGAGGGCCTCGATCACGGCGCGGGCGCGGGCGGCGTTGCGCACGCCAACCTGCACCAGCGCCGCTTCGAGCGGGCTGGAGTTATGTTCCGTAACATTAAGGCGCGGCATGAAGTCCGCGGCCTCCAGCACATGTTCCCCCTGTCGGATCGTGTTCATCTATGCTCCTGATGAGATTCTTTGATCGCGAGCGGTCGACTATAAATGCTTCGTAACCGTTTGCAAGCGCGTCGGTCACATTTGCCGTAGGAGTTTCCCGAGCGACACCGGTTACAAAAAAAAGTTGGAATCGGGTCATGCACCCCTAGAACGTCGAAGCCCCTGGAGACTCGCGTCTCACAGGGGCTTACTGTATGGAGGTACAGGCTCAGGGAATGAGCTTCAGTTCTCCGTGTCGATCTCGGGCACGTCGTTTGAAACGGCCGCGTTCGCACAGCTGAGTATGTGCGCCACAACACGCGGCACGTCGTTGGTCGCGAACAACTCGACGCCCATGGACGCGTGCAGGTCGACCTTGTTGAAGCCGGCGAGCTTGCCCGAATTCGTCCAGACGACCAGGTGCTTGCGGAACACGCGGCGACGGCGGCGCACTCCCGACGTCGAGTTCAGCGCGTACTCGCAGGCCAGGAGGTGCCCGACCTCGCGCGCCAGGAACTCGTTGACGCTGGCCGGATCGGGGTCGGCCGCGGGCGTCAGCTCCGCGAAGCGGAACAGGTGCGCGCCGATCAGCGCCGAGGCACGCAGCTCGAAGCCAGCGCGCGGGCAGGGCACGTCAAACGCGTCGGCCAGCTCCGGCTGATCCAGAACGACCTGGCTGCGCACCGAGTCCCAGAACGCCTGCGCCCGGCGGCGCATCAGCTCTGCCTGGGTCAGCGGGTCACGCACCGCATGCACGACTTCGATGGGGTCGCCCGCCCCCGCGATCGCGCGCTCGAACTGCTCCAGGGTCTGCTCGTCACTGAACAGCAGCGGGACGGGCACGTCAAGGGCCTCGCCCAGCATCTTCAGCTGGTCGAGCGACGGCGTTACCCGCACGGTGGGATTCGGAGTCTCCCACTGTGCTATGGACGCACGGGAGAAGCCGAGCTTCGCCGCCAGCTCGGCCTGCGTGTACTGCATCCGGTCGCGAGCCGCGCGCAAGCGCTGGAACAGCTCGGACTTCTTGGTCGCGGACGTCATGACTCGAGCCCTCGGCGGCGGCGGAACTTCGATGTTGACCGCGACTCGGCTGGTCGCGGCGCTCGTGTTTGCACGCATCAGTTTTCCTTGTAGTTGGTGTCGGGTTATGCACGGCAACACCCGGCGGCCCAGACTTTGACGGTTGTTAGCCGTTCTGTCAACAGGTAAAACGTACAACGTCAGTCGTGCGAGGGCTATTTTCGCTAGACCCCGACATGGGGTGACCCCCAATTTGTGCGCACAATATCACGGTTTAAGCGACTTCAAACGGCCGTTTTCGGGGGGTCATGTGACGCATAATGTTATCCGCGCTAACAACGGCAAAATGTCAATGTCAGTTAGCACTGACCGCCGGCACCGCGCACCCGCCGCCGACACCTTCTTGTTGGCCGACATAACTTGCGGCAACCTGTCACCACCCCCATGCAACCTATCACCATCCTTCGGAGCGCCGGCATTGCGCTCGCGAAGACCTGGCTGGCCGATGGCTCGATCGACGACTACGGCCGAGCGAAGAACTTCACCTGGTACCAATCGCACGTCGACACCATCGACGACCTTCACCGCGCTCTGCTCGAGCTGCAGGGCTGCCAGAACGACTGCATCATCCGCGGGCAGCCCGGCGAGGCAGCGGCCGTCGCCAAGCGCGCGGGCAAGCGGATCGAACGCAACCTCGACAACTTCGTCGACGACCCGAGCACGCTGTTCATGGTCGACGTCGACAAGTTCGCCCTGAACGTCGACGAGGCCGGCGTGCTCGAGGATCCGCAGGCCGCACTGCAGCGCTTCGTCGACCAGCGCATGCCCGAGCCGTTCCACGACGTGTCCTACGTCTGGCAGCTCTCCTCCGGCATGGGACACCCGACCAAGGCCGCGCAGCTGCGCGCGCACCTGTGGTTCCTGCTCGAGGAGCCGCTGACGTGCGAGCAGGCCGAGGCATGGGCCAAGCAGTACGTGCCCGCGGCCGACCACACGGTGCATCGTCGCGTCCAGGTCAACTACACGGCGGCACCACTCACGGTCGACGGAGGGCCGGTCGACCCGTACGCCGGCAAGCGCGTCGGCCTGGCGCGCGGGGTGCTCGGTGATGTCGTGTCGATCCCGCCGTCGATGCCGGTGCCCACGATCGAGGCCGTGCGCGTCCGGCGCGCCGCGCGCGCGACGGGCATGGTCGACCCCCGCAGCAAGCCGGGCGTCATCGGCGCGCTGTGCCGCGCGTTCGAGCCGCACGCGATCGTCGACCTGTTCCCCGAGCACTTCGAGGCCGGCAGCAAGCCCGAGCGCATCACGTGGCTGCACGGCGGTGGTACGCCCGAGGGGATCTACGTCACCGATGATGCGCTGCACCTGGGCAACACGCATGCGACCGCCCCGACTGACCGGGCGCTGAACCTGTTCGACTTCATCCGCCTGCACGTCTTCGGCGAGCTGGACGGCGACGGCGACTACGACCTCGACCCCACGGCCGCGCCCGCCTACCAGGCCACGCTCAAGTGGGCCCGCGAGCAGCCGGCCGTCCTCGAGGAGATGCAGGAGACCGTCGACCAGGCGCATGCCCGTCTAGACGCCAAAGCCGAAGCCCAGGCCGCCGCGAGCGAAGCGAGCGCCGAGGCCGACCAGGCGAAGGACGAATCGCTGCAGCAGCGCATCGCCAGCGCTGCCACGACCCGGCAGCTGCAGGCCCTGGTCGCCAACTGGAAGACCGACCGCAGCATCAGCCAGACCGACCGCGATCGCGTCGCGCTGCAGCTGCAGCAGGCCACCCGCCGCACCGAGGGCGGCCGCGGCCTGCCGATGAAGACCGTGCGCAGCTGGGTCACCCCCGAGACGGTCGACGTCGCCGAGCTGCGCCGCGCCGTGTTCCCCGATGTCGGGCCGGACGGCCAGGTGCTCGGCACGATCGGCAACCTCGAGGCGCTGTGCCGCAGCCTGGGCGCGACCGTGCGCTACGACATGATCCGCAAGCGCCAGGACGTCCTGGCCGCCGGCAAGCCGGGCTACATCGACGAGCAGGCCGACAACGCCACGTTCGCCTGGGTCACCAGCGAGGCGGCCAAGGTCGGCATGCCGCACCAGGCCAACCAGCTCAAGCTGTACCTGACCGAGCTGGCCGCGCGCAACCCGTACAACCCGGTGCTCGAGTGGATCGAGTCCGAGCCGTGGGACGGCCGTAGCCGCATCGACGAGCTGCTGAAGACGATCACGCTGCGCAAGGGCTTCGAGCCGGGCCTGGCGAAGATGATCCTGCGCAAGTGGCTGATCCAGGCCGTCGCCATGGCGGCCACCGACGCGCCGCTGCAGAGCCGCGGTGTCCTGGTGCTTTCAGGTCCTCAGTACGTGGGCAAGACGCGGTGGTTCAAGAGCCTCGTGCGCGGCCACGAGAACCTGGCGATCCTGGGCCGGCAGATCGACCCGCACAACAAGGACGACGTCAAGATCGCCATCAGCCACTGGATCTGCGAGCTGGGCGAGATCGACGGCACGTTCAAGCGCGACGTCGCTGCGATCAAGGCGTTCCTCGCCAACGTCGAGGACACGTTCCGGCTGCCCTACGCGCCGGCCGAGTCCAAGTTCCAGCGCCGCACCGTCTTCACCGCCAGCGTCAACGGCGACGAGTTCCTCGTCGACGACACGGGCAACACGCGCTTCTGGGTGCTCATCGTCGAGGCGATGAACCACGAGCACGACATCGACATGCAGCAGCTGTGGGCCGAGATGCTCCACGCCTGGCGCGAGGGCGAGCAGCACTGGTTCGCCGCCAACGAGATGGCGCAGGTCAACGCGCACAACGAGCAGTTCGTGGTGCGCGAGCCGATCGCCGAGGCCGTGATCACGCGCTTCCAGTTCGACGACGCCAAGCTCGAGCCGGAGAACTACGTGTGGGTCTGGCGCACGCCGACCGAGATCGCCAACCTCTGCGGCTACAGCAAGCCCACGCGCGGCGACCTGCAGTCCCTCGGGCGCGTGATGACCAAGATCACCGGCGAGGACAGCAAGAGCGACGGCCTCGTGCGGCGGCGGCGCGTCCCGCTCCTGCGCACCGAGGTCGAGTTCGACGAGCTGCCCGAGGCGGCGTAGTCAGCCGTCGCGCAGGTTGGCGACCAGGGCCTCGAAGTGGGCCTTGGCGCCTTCGACATTGTCGTGGTCGAAGTGGGCCTCGATGATGGCGACGGCCTGGTGCACGTAAGCCAGACGTCCCTCGAGCACGGCCGCACGCACACGCAATTCGACCTCGACCTTGGACGCCTGGGCGACCCCCACCTCCGCGGGCCGGGTGGCGACGTCGACGAGGGCGTCCTTCCACGCGATAGTCGAGGCCCTGGTTTGACGGCCGTAAGCGATCAAATCTTCGGCGGTGAAAGCAGTTCCCAGCGGCAGCGGTGGAAGTCGCGGCAGTTCGTCGGTCGACGAGGGCCACGCGGCTCGAATGTCCGAGACGAGCGCGTACAGAATCTGACTCGCGATCGAGCCGCCTCCGTCTGGGAAGGCAACGACCGCGCCCACGAGATTCTTGCTGACGATGATCACGCCGTCACGCGAGACGAACTGCCACCCGAGAAACTGCGAGGTCTGGGTGCGATTGGGATCGGTCATAGCTTGCCCGCCTTCTCGAGGATCTCGCGCACGCGCTGGAACGCCGCGTCGTGCTCCGGCGGCAGCTGCTCGGGCCGGAAGGCGCCGCGCGTCTGCACCATGCGGTCGACCAGGTATGCGGTCGACACGTAGGAGCCGTGCAGCACCGTCAGCAGCTCGTCGACGCTCAGGTGCGGCGTGCCGCCATGCCGGCGGCGCTTCTTGCCTGGCACGACCAGGGTGCCGGTGACGGCGCTCGGGCCGAGGAACTCGTTCACTCGTGAATCTCCATGACGGGGATGTGCGCGGCGCGCAGCTGCTTCAACATGTTGGCGGTGCCTCGGCCGCCGGGGAACGCGACCGCGCGGGTGGGCCGCCCCTCGGTGATCATCAGGCGGTTGCGGATGGGGCCGGCCGCCGGCCCCTGCGTGATCCAGTGCGCCTCGAACGTGCGCCGCGCGATGCCGCGAGCTACGGCCCACTCGCGGGCGAGCGTGTCAGCGCCCGACGCGCCGCCCTCGATCACAAGCGTGACTGGGCGTTCGGCGTGCACGGCGTCGAGGACTTTGAAGGCGAGCGCCCGGTTGTCGTAGTAACGGCCGCCGCAGACCAGGAGACGTTCGGTCAATGGCGAGTCTCCTCGACCCCTGAGCGCTCGCGACGCCCCTTGTCCAGGCCGGCCAGGAACGCCTGCGCCTCGAGGGCTCTGTGCTCCGCGTCCTGCATCACGATCAGTCGCATCGTCGACTCCCACTGGTCGTCGATCGCCGTCTTGACGATCCGCGTCATGCGCTTGATCGTCCACGCCAGCAGAACGAGCGATCCCGCTTGCACCAGCAGGCACAGCGAGACACTCCAAGAATTCATCCTCGTCTCCCTTCAGTTGGCGAGGGCCGGCGCGTTACTCGCGCGCCGGCCGCTCCTCCTCACCCGCGTCGCGCGCGGGGCCACCCTCCACAACCAGGTTGCGGATCCTCGTATGCTTCTTGACCATCGCGGCGTGCCCGGCCTCGGCCTCGTCCCAGGTGCTCGGTCACATCGGCCACGTGAACGCCGCCGGGCATGCGCACCTGCGCCTCGTTCCAGCGCGCCCACGTCATGAGGTTGCAGGGCTTCACCTCGCGCCCGATCAGGATCGCGTGCAACATCAGCGCTTCTCCCACTCGCGCACCGCGGCGATCGCCGCCTGCCGGCGCGTCATGCCCTCCGGGTCGGGCGGCTGATCACCACCGCAGCACGTGCACCGGCCGCGCAGGTGGTTCAGGCCGCCGACGATCGCGCGCAGGTTGCATTCGTAGTGCCGTGGCGCCGTGACGACGACACCGTCACGCAGGTAGTCGTAGGCCATGCCATCGTCGTCCGCTGCGATCGGCTCGTGGCACCAGACGCACTCGGCGCCCACGGGCGTCTCGATGCGGGGGCCTTCTTCCTCATACGGGGCGCCGTATGCCTTGCCGAACCATTTCATTGCAGCGGCCCCCTACAGCCAGGTTTCAACGATGACGGGGTCGTCGCCGGGCGACCGTGGCATGCGGCACAGCCCCGGCGGCAGCATGTCGCGCACCTCGTCGAGCGACGATGCTGTGACTACGACGTCGGTGCGCACCGGCTCCGAGTGGCCGCGCAGGACGTCGTAGCGGCGCGCCACGAAGCGGTCGGGATAGTCGCTCGGACGCGCGTAGATCGTCCAGAGCTGCAGGACGGTGTCAGCGGTGGTGTCACTCTTGCTCACGGCGCCCCCACGTCGAAGCCGAGCGCGCGCAGGGTCTGGTCAGCGCGAGACGACCGCTGCAGGGCGTCGCCGTGGCGCGCCGCGTGGAGGCGCTCAGGCATGCGCCGCTCCTCTTCAAGGTCTTCGGGCAGGTCGCCCTCAGGGTTGACGAAGTCAGGCACGCGCAGGCGCACCAGGGCGACGACCGCAGCCCACTGGCACGAGAACGACCCGAGCACGATGGGCCGGTGCAGGCGCGCGTCGAGCACCACGCGGCGCCCGACGACGGACGGCGTGGCGTGGCTGCGAGGCGGTGGGCTAGTCATTGCCTCGTGCGCCCCGCGTTGACCATGTCCTGCATCGCCGCAGCCGTCGCCAACGTGGCGAGGAAGCGCGGCATGTCCTTGGTCACGTCCGCCAGCGGGCCCGACGTGGGGACGCCGTCGACCTGGATGGCGAGCTTGCCCTCGGGCTGCACGGCGACGAGGACGACCATGCATCCGAGCTGCTTCGCAGCAGCGGCGGCCAGCTCATCGACCTTGCGCGCCCACTCGAGGTCAAGGGGCAGTTGGTTCAGGAGGTCGTCCATGCCCTAACCGTTGTCTGCGTCGCCCCGCTGCTCGCGACGGAACGCGGCCAGCTCGGCGTCGGTGGGCTTCGCCACGGGGAAGTGGGCGTCCTCATACTGCCCCACGAGGAACGCGAGGGCGTCGAGGCGCGCACCCTCGGGGCTGTTCACGTCGGGGTCGCGATCCATCAGCACGCGCAGCTCGGCCATCGCCTCGTCGTACTGCTTGCGCGTCTCGATCTTGGCGTAGCACAGGGTCGCGTGCAGCATGCAGGACTCGTCCCAGCCGCGATCGCGGCCCCCGTTGTACCTGTGCGATGCGGTCTTCCCGCACATCGGGCATACCCAGACAGTGCCAGGGGGCGCGGAGAGAGTGTCGCGCGGGGGCTGGGGCTGCAAGGCCCACCACTGAGGCTTGTCGGTGTCCATCGTCGCCTTCGAGAAAGGCCCCCAACTGGTCGAGGAGAACAGTCGGGGGCTTGAAGACCAGCCCCGCAACAAGGGAGAAGTGCGTGTCGGCGGGGCGTACCAATTCCAGAAGAAGCCCCGCCGGTTGGGGCCGGCGGACGGCACTTTACCTCTGTTTTTGTTGCGCTGGGTAACTGGAAACGCCACCCCGATGCCGTCAGTTTGGCGTCAGAAAAGGCAAGCTGTTACGAACCTTAACACGCAAGCGGAGGTATCGGCCCCACCAGAACGCAATGTCAGCTGTCAGTTGTCAAACACGTGTGCGACCTGGCGAGAAGTAAAACGCAAATGTCAGCTGTCAATGTCAGCAACGCGCGCGGCCTGGTCGTCTGCCTGACAAACGATCGAGAAGTAAAAAGTTGATGTAAGACTTTAAGTAAGCCACGTAAGTCCTTGATTCTTCGATAGTTTCCGCATGCCTACTGACATAACAGATGATGTGTCGTATGTATATTAAGAAGATGCGCGAGAGGAGAGCACGGGATTATGCGCGCGAGGGCGAGGCATGCTTTGTGTGCGCGCACGCGTATAGAGTGTGGAAACGCGTTTTCCTTTGTCTTGTCAGTCAGGTAGTAAAAACCCTAGGTTGAGCGTCTCGCACGGATTGTTGCCATGGGTAACATCCTGGCATGCGAGAACTCTCCATCGAACGCCAACTTGTCCGCGAGGCGCAACGCCGTGGCGGCGTGGCGCTGAAGCTCGGCGTCGCGGGTCTGCCGGATCGGATCGTGATCCTGCCGAGCCGGCGCCCTGGCGGCCCGGCGGCCATTGGCCTGCCGGAGCTGAAGGCGCCTGGCGAAGACGCGCGGCCGCTCCAGCAGCATCGCATCGGCGAGCTGCGCGAGCTCGGCTGCGTGACCGGCGTCGTCGACACGTTCGCCAAGGTCGACCAGTTCCTCGACACGGTCGAGGAGGTCTATGCCTGAGCTGCGCGAGTACCAGCAGGGCATGCGGCGGTTCGCTCACGAGACGTGGGCGAAGCCGGGCCTGCGCGCGTGCGGCCTCGGCGCGGACATGGGCCTGGGCAAGACTCTCGCGAGCCTGACGGTCATCGACGACAGCCTGCACGACTACCTCGACACGGAGCGCTGGTGCGTCGTCGCGCCGCCGCTCGTGGCGTCCGACACGTGGCCGCGCGAGCTGGCGAAGTGGCCGCAGTTCGCGCACCTGAGGGCGTTCGTGGTGACGCTCGACGACCTCGACCTCGAAGCCGCGGTCGCGGTCGACGTCGACGGGCAGCAGGTCGAGATGCCGCTGTCCGAGTTCAAGCGCCGGTGGCCCGAGGCGCAGGCGCCGCGACGCTGCGGCCTGACGTTCGGCACGCGCGCGGACAAGGCCGCGACGAAGCGCCGGCTGCTCGCGAAGATCGCGGAGCACGACATCACGTTCGTGGCCTGGTCGCGGTTCCCGTGGCTGGCGAAGCTGCTGGGCGACTCGTGGCCGTTCGACGGCCTGGTGCTCGACGAGTCCGACTACGCCGCCAACGCGTCGACGGACGCCTCGAAGGCGGCGTACCACGTGACCCATCGCCGCGGCAAGGTCGTGCGCGTCATGGCCCTGAGCGGCAAGCCCACGGCCAACGGCATCGAGATGATGCACGGCCAGATGCGCGCGCTCGATGGCGGCGCGCGCCTGGGCGCAACGAAGACGGCCTTCGTCGACGCGTGGATGCTGCCGGACAAGACCGACCCGCGGCGCGGGATCGTGTACTCGCACAAGGCGAACCCCGAGAAGTCCGAGGAGTTCCAGCGCCGCGTCGCCGAGCTGTGGATCACGCTTCGCTCGGACGACTACCTGCAGCTCCCGCCGCAGGTCGTGATCCCGACCTACGTGACGCTGGGCTCCGATGCGCGCAGGCTCTACGACGCGATGGAACGCGACCTGATCGCCCAGTTGGGCGATGCGACGGTGCTCGCGCCGAGCCAGGGCGTGCTCGTGAACAAGCTGCGCCAGATCGCCAACGGCGCCGTGTACGACAGCGACAAGGCGTGGCACGCGATCGACGACGCGAAGCTCGAGCGGCTCGAGGAGCTGCTCGAGAGCGTCACCACCCCCGTGATCCTCGCGTACCTGTACGAGCCCGATTGGGCTCGCGTGGTCAAGCGGATCAAGGGCGCCACGAACGCGAAGAGCCCCGGCGCGCTGGATCGGTTCCGCGCGGGCAAGGTTCGGCTGCTGGGGATGCACCCGGCCAGCGTGGCGCACGGCATCGACGGCCTGCAGGACGTCTGCAGCGACACGGTGTGGTTCGGCGCGACCTACAACGCGCGCCACTGGTACCAGCTCAACGCCCGCACCCGGCGCAACGGCCAGACGGCCAGCGTCGTGCGCGTGCACCAGCTGATGGCCGCCGACACGATCGAGGAGTACATCGCGCGCGTGCCGCTGGCCGAGCGCATCGACGAACAGGAAACGCTGATCGACGCTCTGCGTTGGCGTCGCAGCATGACGGAGGGATGATGGACGAAGCGGACATGGCCGACGAGCAGTCGGCGATCTTCCTGGCCGAGGCGCTGCGGCGCGCGCGCCAGCCGGCCCATGCGCAACTGCCCGACGAGAGCGCGTGCGCGAACTGCGACGCGCCGCTGCGCGCGGGGCAGCGGGGCTACTGCGACCGGGACTGCCGGGACGACTTCGAGCGCCGCGAACGCACGCTCGCCAAGCAAGGGGCGACGCGATGAGCAGCCGGCGCGAAGAGGCGAGCTGGGCTCGCGAGTCCAGCGACCTGTCTGAGGTCGAAGGCATCGGCGCGGTGGACATGCTGCGCGCGCTGGGCGCCGCGGGCCGCAAGCACCCGACGGCGCTGCTGGTCTGGCGGCTCATCGACCAAGGCGACAAGAGCGTGTTCCGCAAGGCGTTCGACGGGCTGTTGGTCGAGTGCGTGCGGCTGAAGATCGAGAGTGACCCGATCCATGTCGTGTCGAACGTGCTGCAGTACCTCGTCGACCCGAAGTGCCGGCACTGCCGCGGCCGCTGCTTCGAGCTGGCCGAGGGCGCGGCGCGCCTGAGCGACCGGCCGTGCAGCGAGTGCGGGGGCACCGGCAACCGCACGAGCGGCTGGGGCGATCAAGAGCACAGGCTCAACGACTGGCTGCAGGCGCAGCAGGCGCTGGCCGCGGCCGCGGTGACGCGCAAGCTGCGGGAATGAAAAACGGCCCCTGGTGGGGCCGTTGCTTCGGTGGCGCGATGGTCAAGCGCTCTGCGCTGCTTGAGGCTTGAGCCGATCGAGCAGGGTCATCACAGCGCCGAGGCCGCCGCTCGTACGCATGAATGCGGCGGGCTTGGCGTGCTTGCGCAGCATGTCCTCGTGCGGGTGGCTGATGAACCTGGTCACGGCGATGATCTTGTCCGCGCTCTTGGCCTGCCCCGTGATCTCGTTGTCGCCCGCGTCCTTCGTCAGCGCGCGGATATCGAGCGCGTCGCTGTACTTGGCTTCCAGCTCGCGGTTTTGTTGATCGAGCAGGCCGAACACGAACACGCGCAGCTTGTCCGGTCGCGGGGACGTCGGGGGTTGCGGGTCGTGCTTGAGGATGTGGAGCGTTGCCTTCTTCGCAGCCGGGATGGGCACCGGCCCCGGGCTCCATTCCTTGCTCTGGCGTTGCCACAGCGGCTTCGCGGCCTCTGCTGCCTCCGCGGCCTTCTTCGCCATCGCCTTGGCGCCCGTCCCGCGCTTGGCGTAGGTGCGCTTGACCGTCAGCGTCTCGGGGGTGATCTCGGCGCCCTTGGGAGGCGCCTTCTTCGCTGCGGGCTTGGGCGCGGGCGGCTCAGGTTGCGGCCCCGGCTCCGGGACAGGTTGCGTGCCGTATGCGGCGTTCAAGGCGGCGGCCTGAGACAGCGACGTGATGGCACGGGCCATCGAACGCTCGAACAAACCCGCGAGCGAGGTTTCCAGCGCGTTCCCGAGCATTTCGACCAGGGATGGCTGGTGACCCCTTGACCCACTCTCGTTCGGCCCTTGGTTACTGTTCTCGAAGTAACCAGGGCTATTCAGGGGTTGGGCCGCGGCCTGCGCTTGCGCCTTCGCGACGCGCTTGTCCGCTTCAGCAACAGCAGCGTTCGCGGCTGTGAGCTCTTGCTCCAGGCGCGTGCGCTCTTGGACGAAGCCCTCGCAAAGCTCCAGGGCCGTGCCCCAGGTCGAACGGGTCGACGAGATCGAGTTCTCCGTCCTTCGCCGGGATTCCGGGAGGATGGACTGCGATTGAATCATTGCCTGCGCGGGCTTGAGCTTTGGATTCGCTTGCCGGGCGTAGGCGGCGGCAAGAGCGACGTCCCGTGTCTCGCGGGCTGTCCAGATCACGATTGTCTTGTGGCCGTGGCGAGCCATCTATTCCTCCTCAGGTTGATAGGAAAGATTCATACCCAGGATACAAGTAAAACGGCCTCGGTGTAAAGCTGGATAACACCGGGGCCGTTCAACCGAGACTTAATGCCGGTGCTTGAGCATCCTCGCCTCGGCCAGTGTCAGGATGCGCTGCAGCGTGCGCCACTCGGGAGCGTCGGTCATGCCGGTGCACTGCTGGGCGAACAGCCGGGCCGTGTTGTGCAGCGCGAGCGGCGTCGCGCGATCGTGGAGCTTCTTGGCTTCCTCGACGCGACCGGGCGTGACGTACAGCCGCGCGCCCTTGCCCTCGCGGGCTTCGATCGCGTGGTTGTTCAGCCGGCGCAGAGCGAGCGCGGTGTCGCGCACGCTCGCGCCCTCGGCGGCGTGGAGGAACAACGCCAGGGTGAGCGTGTCGGCGGTGGAGCAGAGCTGCGGCATGGGGTCGTCCTCCTTGGTCGGGCGGCGGCTCATTGCGCGAACAGATCAAGCTGGCCGAGCCGCTCGATCGCCTCGATGGGTGACGGCATGAACGCCGAGACACGGAACGCGAGGCACGCGGCCTCGAAGACATGCGCCGCGCGGACGCAGGCGAGCAGCCCGCTAGAGAAGCGGATTCGGAATTGGTACATCGTTTCTCCACTCGTTGTTGTCCTGGGATGGCCCCAGGCCAATGCGCCGCACCGCGACGCATGGCGCCTGGGGTCAGTCCGTGACGACGTGCGCGTGGCAGCGGCCGCCGGACAGACCGGCGTTGACGGCCTCCGCTTCTGCGGCCTTGATCGCCGCTTCCGGCGTTGCATAGCTTCCGATGGTCATCGGCAGGCTGTCGCTCGTGTCGTCAGACGTCCAATACGCGACGTATTGGCCGACGACGATGGTGCCGTGGAATTGGCCGTTGGCCGAGTCGATGTCAATGGTTCGCATGATGTTCTCGTGTCAGTGCGGGATTGCACTCGCATGCCCTGGCGCGCAGGGCATCGCGGCTGCAATCGCAAGTCAGCCCTCGGCCCAGCTATCGGGCCCGAGCGGCATGCCGATGCGCTCGACCTCGCCGCGCTCGGGGACGAAGTAGCCGAGCTGGTTCTCGCAGCGCATGACAACAGGCGCGTAGTCTTGGGATTGCAGTTCGCGACGCGCCGTCCACATGCCGCCGGTGTACGGATCGGAGAAGTCGCGATTGATTACGAGCGTGTGGTGATTTTCGAGGCGGTTGTCGTCGCGATAAAACGACCCCTTGACGTTCCAGAAACCAGGCATTGCGTTCTCTCCTGTCAGCGTGCGGAATTGCACTCGCATGCCCTGGCGCGCAGGGCATCGCGGCTGCAATCAGCGGATCGGGTCTTCAGGCGTCGGGGCAGGCATCCCGAGCAGATCGAACAGCTTGGCCTTTGCAGCGTCGGCGCGATCGATGACGGCCGCGAGCGGCTCGGCGTTGGCGTCGCCCATGTCGCGCCAGTCGCCGACGTCGTACGAGCAGTCGACAATCTCGCGAACGGCGTCGTAGATCGCGGGCCATTGCGCTTGCGGGATGAGGGGCTTCGACTTCGGCACGGTCAGTCCTCCCGCACGAGTTCGGAACGCACCTCGACCCAGAACCGGCAGTTCGGATCACCGGCGCCGACGTCGCTCTGTCCATCGTTCGTCAGATCGGCATCGAAGTCCGCGAGCGCGGCGTCGATGTCCTCGGCCGGGATGGTCGAATCGTTGCGGTATTGCTCGATGCACTCGCGCGCGTCGGCGATCGCCTTGTCGCGCGAGGCCCAGACGGACACGCCGATTTCGGGCGACTGGCGATCCTCGTCGATCACGAGCCAAACGGTGGTTGCCATAGTGCGTTTCTCCTTTCGTTGGTGGTTGCACTCGCAAGGGCCGCACGCGACCCTTGGCGGCTGCAATCAGGCGATTAGGTCGGCGGGGGATAACGCGAAACCTGCGCTGACGATTGCTGCTCGGAACTCGGCCATCAGCGCGGGGAGCCGGGCTTCAAGTGCGGCCCTCAGCGTCTCACGCGGGGCGCAAAGTTGTTCGTCGGTCGCGTCCGGCCACGCCGCGCAGCTTCGGGCCGCCTTGAGGTCACGTTCTTTGCCCTCGCCGATGCGTTCCCACGGCACATACACCAGGCGGACATCCGGGGGTGTCGGCTGCTCGTCCGCGTAGATGTGCGCGGGAGCGTCGACGTCTGGGCCGACCTTTTCGAGCTTCCAGGCCAGTTTTCCCGTCTTGCCGTTGCGAATCTGTTGGCGCTCCCCCTTGGTGAGGCCGTTGTGATCGCGGTCGCTCGCGTGGTAAAGGGTGTTTTCGATGTAGTGCATCGGGCCGTCGGAGTCGAACAGGTGCCACCGGATCAGCGGAGCCAGCTCGGGGAAAACGCGCGCGATGTCGCCGTGCAGGCAGCCACCCGCGGCGGTGTCGCCCTGTCGGATGCTCGCGGGCGTTGTGACGGTTGCGGTGATCGCGAAGCTATTGCGGCCGTTGCCCAATTCGTCGTCGTATCGCACTTCGACCTGGAGTAGTCCGCCGGATCCGTAGCCGCTGATCGGCCGGGGATCGCTGACCCAGCGTTGCTTGAACCACAGCCCCGGGGCCTGACCGGCGCGGGTGGTGCGGTGCGTGAGGCGGCCCGGAACGCCGAGCATCGGCATTGCGCGGTCAGAGTCAAAGGTTACGGGATGCATAGCTTTCCTTCGTTGTGTGCGGGATTGCACTCGCATGCCCTGGCGCGCAGGGCATAGCGGCTGCAATCAGCGGTACCAGAAAGTCTGCCCGTCGAACTCGGTCGACCTGTAGTCGACGCGTAGGTTATCGGCGGTCGCTTCCCAGTCGATCACGTAGTACGACGGGATGTCCTTCGGGAAGTCGCCGATGTCCTCGCACAGTTCCTTCATCGCGTCGACGAAGTGCCTTTCATGGATCAGCGAATTCGGGTACCAATCGCCCTCCCATTGCACATCGCCACCGTAGACCTTCAGGTCGTCCAACAGCTCACGCAGCTTGAAGAACTCTTCGATATCCTCTTGTACCTGCGCGCCGTCCTCCGGGAACGCCGCGTGGGTCGGGGCTGAGTTGTCGCGAGAGTTGTTGATCCAGTCGTCGAAATCGGACATGAATCCCCCGGCTTCGTGGCGCTCGATTAGTTCGTCGCGCAGCTCTTCGAATCGCTCGATGAGGTCGTGCATGTCGATGGTGTCGTCGGTGCTGCGGATGTCGGACATGATCAGAATCCTTGCTTGGTGAGTTCGTCGACCATCGTGCGCGCGACGACGGCGTGTTGATCGTCCGTGAGCGTTCCGCGGATCGCCTGCAGCGCGGCGCACGCGGCCATCGCCTTCGCGAAGTCCGCGGCGAGTCCGCGGACGGCATTGCGCTCGCCAGACTCGGCGAGACGCCGGTAAATGTTGCCCCACTCGCCCCAGGTGGGCGTGAGGTCGATAGTCCCCGCTGTCGTTGCCATGCTGTCGTTTCCTCGTTGCCGTGCGGATTGCACTCGCATGCCCTGCACGCGGGGCATAGCGGCTGCAATCAATCGGCAAGCGGCATCGCCCACGCGATGTCGGTGAGTTCGTTCGGCCAGACTCCGAAGGGGCGAGATTCGCCCTTGCCGCGGATGACATAGAACTGCCCGCCGCCGGCCAGATCGTCGGCGAGCGCGAGGAGTTCGACCTCGTTGCCGAGTTCGGCGAGGCGCGCCGTGCCGATGATGGCGCGCTGTGAGGAGGCGAGGGGGCGCGTGGGGTTGGACATGTTCGTCTCCTGTCAGGGCGCAACAGCTTCGATGTGCGGGCGCGCCTTCGCGAGGAACGCGGTTGCGGCTTGGTAATTGCCGCGCCCGTTCGCGTCGCGTGCGGCTTCGAGCCATTCGACCGCCTTGTAGAAGTCGTCGCCGCGGTCGGCCATCGGGACGCGATCGATGCGGTTCATCGCCATGACGATGCGCGCGGTAAGGGAAAGTCCGTTGCGGGCCATGTGTACCTCAGAGCGTGGTGTGAACTTCGAAGCCGGCGCCGGTGGCGCGCGGGGTTGCTATCTTGCCGGCGTCGCGCAGGGCGCGCACGCACGCCCAGGCCTCCCGGGCAGTGTCGAAAATGAGGATCATCGGGTTTTCCCTTGACGCGGTTGACGATGACGAAATGTTGTCATGGATAACAGTCGTCATGGATGAATCCTTTACATGCAGCAGATGCGATCTATAGGCAATAGCTATCGCAGCCGGTACAATGCCGAGCGCTAAGGTCGACCGTCGTTCGGCCGCCACGTGCCACGCGGGACGCGTGCCGCACGTTGGCCCCTCGTGCGTCAGGTCGACCACGGGGCGCGCCACCTCGTGGCAGGTCGTGCGCTGGGGCGGCGACCTGCCGCCTACACCTGGATCGGTGCAGCGAGATTGCAGCAAACCAGCGGAAAACACGCATGGTTGACACGTTTTTGTGTGCCTCGCACAGGCACGCGACCGCCGGACGGGCCACCTGAGCGAGAGTCCCCGGGGTGGTTTTGGGCCTGGATGGTTTCGACCCCCGCCATCCCGAACGAGATCCTGCGCCTGGCCGCGCCTGAATTCCGCACCAGTTCGCGCGGTCATGGATCAACCCGGCAAAGATACTTCTCGAGGTGCCCCCGGTTACTTCTCACTGTCGAGAAGTGACCCCCGGTGTTCCTGATTGCGACCGCGTTCCGGCGGGACTCCGGTCTTTTCCGAAAAGTGGCGCGAGTGCACCGGTGTGTTACCACGACTAACTTTTCTGCTACACTTCCGTCCGGGGTAGTACGTCCTCCTGGTGCAGCTTGCGGCGTGCCGGTCGGTCAGAACACCCCACTCCTTGTTGCACGTTTTCACGGCGCCTCGCGGCAACGCGGGCGCCGTTTTTCTTTGGGGCCCTCGATGGCGAACGACTCCCTGCTGATCACGAAGCTGCCGGACGGCACTTACCACGTCAAGCAGACCGATCCCGACCAGGACGATCCGAACCCGCCGATCGACCAGTCCTTCAGCGACCCGAGCGACGTGTCGACGACCGTCGATCAGTGGTTGCAGGACGAGAGCGACGACTCGGCCGACCAGGAAGACGCGGCCTCCGGCGGCGGCTCCCAGGATGCCTCGGGCGCGACGCCGCCCAACGACGGCAGCTACGACAGCGGCGGCGCTCCGAGCGATGACTCGGCCGACGCCGGCACCGACTCGGGCGCTCCCGCGCCCAAGCCCACCAAGGCGGCGTGGAACGCTGAAGCCGCCAAGCGCGACCCGAAGACGGGCCTGCGCAACTCGAACTGAAGGACACGACCATGGCCGAACAAGGTTACTCCAGCGCCCCCGCGCGCAACTCCAGCCGCGCCGCGATGGGCGGCGGCGTGAAGCCCGGCGAGATCAGCCTGGGCGCCGCGCACAAGACGACCGTCGACTCGAGCGAGGGCCGCGCGCCCACCACCCCGGGCAAGGCCGTCCAGGGCTTCTCCGGCACCGGTACGCTGAAGGCGTTCCTGGGCGGCAAGAGCTGATCGTGACGCACCGGCGCCAGAAGACCGTGGTCGCGTCGATGGGCGGCATCGCCGACGCCGCGACGGACAAGGTCAAGCGTCACATCGATCCGCGCCGGTCGGCCAAGCAGCCGGGCCGGATCAACCTGCGCGCCGTCTCCGAGGTGCTCGCGGCCCGCGGCCTCGACCCGACCGAGGAGATCGTGAAGCTGCTGCTGCCGCGCGAAGGCGCCGACGGCAAGCCCGTCATCGACCTCGACCCGGACGTGCGCGCACGCATGTGGAACGAGCTGCTGCAGTACACGCAGCCCAAGCTCAAGTCCGTCGAGGTCAAGGCCAAGGGCTCGCTCGCGGTCTTCGACGTGACCGACGACCAGGCGCGCAAGATGGCCCAGGAGTTCCTGCGCGCCGGCATGGAGGCGGCGTCCGAATGAACGCCGCCGCGCCCCGCGAGCTCGCGTACCTGCGAGCCTACGGCGACCGGCAGGAGGCTCCGCACGCGCGCCAGGACGCCGAGGACGCGCTCGTCAAGTACGCCCGCCCGGGCACGACGGCGCAGTGGGTGGAGCAGGAGTTCGACGGTATCTACTACGTGGGCTGGCGCATTCCCTCCGATTGCGCGCGGGACGCCTGATGGACAAGCGCGACCTGATCCCGTTGTGTCGCAAGAGCCTGCTGGCCTACGCGATCGCGATGTGGCCGGGCTACGAGCCGGCCGATCACCTGCGCCGGCTCGCCAACGCGCTTGAGCGCGTGGCGCGCGGGGAGCTGAAGCGGCTCATCGTCACGATGCCACCGCGGCATGGCAAGTCGATGCTGTGCTCGGAGTTCTTCCCGGCCTGGTTGTTCGGCTCGCACCCGGACAACCAGGTGATCCACTGCTCGTACTCGCAGGAGCTGGTCGACTCGTTCGGCCGCAAGATCCGAAACCAACTGAAGGACGAGCTGTACGGTGCCGTGTTCCCGAACACCAGCCTGTCCGATGACAGCCAGGCGCAGGACAAGTTCAACATCGCGGGGCATCAGGGCGCGTACATCGCGGTCGGCGTCGGCGGCTCGGCGACGGGCAAGGGCGCGCACGTCCTGCTGATCGACGATCCGATCAAGGATCGCGAGGCGGCGGACTCCGAGCTGCAGCGCACGAAGCTCAAGGACTGGTACACGTCGGTCGCGTACACCCGCCTGATGAAGGGCGGCGCGATCGTCGTCATCCAGACGCGTTGGCACGAGGACGACCTGGCGGGCTGGCTCCTGAAGGAGCACGCCCACGAGAACTGGGAAGTCCTGAACCTGATGGCGATCGAGGACGAGGACTCGACGCCCAAGGCGCTGTGGCCCGAGAGCTACCCGCTCGAGCGGCTGCTGCAAATCAAGCAGACCCTGCCGCCGCGCGACTGGGAGGCGCTGTACCAGCAGCGCCCGCGCGCGGGCACCGGCGCCGACTTCAAGCGCCAGTGGCTGAACTTCTACACCACGGTTCAGCACCGCGGCATGTACAAGCTGATGCTGGTCGACCCGGCATCGGGCAAGCGCAAGAACAACGACTTCACGAGCATCTGGATCATCGGCCTCGGCGAGGACGAGAACTACTACGTGCTCGACGCGATCCGCGATCGCATGAACCTGACCGAGCGCTCCGAGGCGGTGTTCCGCATGCACCGCAAGTGGAAGCCGAGCCAGGTGCGCTACGAGCGCTACGGAATGATGGCCGACATCGAGCACATCAAGTCCGAGATGAACGCCAAGTCGTACCGCTTCCCGATCACGGAGGTCGGCGGCATCACGGCGAAGGAAGACCGCATCCGGCGCCTCGTGCCCGTGTTCCAGCAGGGCCGCGTGTGGATGCCCGAAGAGATCGCCTACACGGGCACGGACGGCAAGCCGCGGAACCTGATCCACGACTTCATCGAAGAAGAGTACCTGGCGTTCCCCGTGGGGCGCCACGACGACATGTTGGATGGCCTGGCGCGGATGGTCGAGCCCACGCTCGATACCCCCTGGCCGCACAAGCGCAACCGCAACACCAAGCCCCTCCCCAGCTTCGGCGTCCTCGACGCCTCCTGCGGGTACTGAATCTCCTGTGGGCCGGCCGCCTGAGCCGGTGGTGGCGCTGCGCCGGGCAGCGTGAAGAAAGGCACCCGGCACCCTTACCCGAGACAAGCGCATGAAGCCTCAACGCCCGCAAGACGACGACGGCGTGCCCGACGCCGTCAGCCCCGATCCCGAGACGCCCCTGGTCGACGGGGAAGATGCGTCCGACGCGGACGAGGCGGCGGCGGCGCAGGCCAAGGTGATCGAGCGCCTGCAGACCTTCAGCGCCTTCATGACCAAGAAGCGCGCGGACTGGATCGCGGCGCGCGCGGCGCGCGGCATCGACCGCCGCTGGCAAGAGGACGTCGACCAGTACAACGGAGTCGACTGGGCGAACCGCATGGCGTCGTCCATGATGGAGACGGTCGAACAGGGCTACCCCGTGCTGACGCACGAGAACAAGCCCACGCGGTCGACGGTGTACGTGCCGGTCACGCGCCAGAAGACCAACGCGGCCGCGGCGCGCCTGGCCGACGTGATGCTCCCGACGGACGAGCGGAACTTCGGCATCAAGCCGACGCCGATCCCGTTCATGCCCGACGTGAAGCCGTCGCCCGTGGCCGCACCGGCGCAGGGCGGCGCGAGCACCGGCACGGGCGACCTGGCGCGGCAGACCCCCAACGGCGCGACGCCGTCCGTCTCGAGCGGCACGTCCACCGGCGGCCAGCCTCCGAGCGGCATGACGACCGCCGTGCAGCAGGCCGTCAACGGTGGCGCGCAGGCGCAGGGCCCGCAGCAAGACCCGGCGACCGCCGACCTCACGCCGGTGCAGCAGGCCATCCTCGCGCAGTTCCAGGCCGCCAAGAAGGCCAGTGACGCGATGCAGGAGGAGATCGAGGACTGCTTCGACGAGTGCGACTTCAACGCCGAGATGCGGCGCGTGCTGTTCGACTGCGCGCTCCTGGGCACCGGCGTGATGATGGGGCCGATCGTCGTCAAGCGCACCGGCCGCAAGTGGACGCGCGTCACCGATGCCGCGGGCGCGCCGTCCTGGCGACTCGAGGTCGCCGAGGAGCTGCGCCCGGCGACGTTCCGCGTCGACCCCCGCTGCTTCTACCCCGACCCGGGCTGCGGCGAGAACGTGCAGAACGGCACCGGCGCGTTCCGCTACGAGCGCAAGACCGTCAAGCAGCTGCGCCAGCTGGCGAAGCAGCCCGAGTACAACCTCGCGCAGCTGCGCCAGGTGCTCGAAGAGGGGCCTCAGTTCGGCCGCGCGCTCGAGACGGCGCACGACCAGGAGGATCACGACCCGACCGCGGACAACGTGTACGAGCACTGGTTCTACTGGGGCGAGGTCGACAAGGACGACCTGATCGCCGCGGGCGTCAAAGTTCCCGACGACATCCTCGTGTCGACGTCGGCGTGCATCGAGATGATCAACTCGACGATCGTCCGGGCCTACCTGAACCCGTTGCCCGACGGCGCGCTCCCGTACGACATGGTGCCGTGGGAGCTGCATCCGGGCTCGTGCTGGGGGTACGGGGTGCCGTACCTGATGCGCGCGCAGCAGCGCGTGATCAACTCGGCGTGGCGCATGCTCCTGGACAACCAGGGCCTGGCCGCTGGCCCGCAGATCGTGATCCGGCAGGGCTCGATCACGCCGGCCGACGGCAGCTGGGCGATCACTGCGCGCAAGGTCTGGTACGCCGACGATGACATCGAGGACGTCTCGAAGGCGTTCCAGACGTTCGAGTTCAACTCGCACCAGCAGGAGCTGCAGAACGTCCTGCAGATGGCCGAGCAGCTGGCCGACGTGGTCAGCGCCGTGCCGATGCTGTCGGCCGGCCAGGAGAACGTCCCGCAGACCGTGGGCGGCATGCAGGTGATGATGAACCAGGCGAACGTGATGTTGCGCCGCCTGGTCAAGCACTGCGACGACCGCCTCGTCAAGCCGCACATCCATCGGTACTACGACTACCTGATGGAGTACAGCGACCGCGACGACATCAAGGGCGACTTCCAGGTGATCGCGCTGGGCTCGTCGGCGCTGGTCGTCCGCGACATCCAGAACCAGGCGCTCGTGCAGATGCTCGCGCTCGCGAGCAACCCGACGTTCGCGCCGCTGATCAACGTGCAGAAGCTGTTCGAGGCCGCGCTGCGCGCGCAGCACGTCGACCCGGCCGACATCATGAACACGCCGGCCGAGATCGCCCAGGCGCAGCAGCGCATGGCGCAGGCCCAGCAGCCCGACCCGCGCATCGTCGCGAGCCAGCAGCGCGCGCAGATCGACCAGCAGCGCGTGGAAGCCCAGGTGCAGATGAACCAGGCGACGCTGCAGTCCAAGGAAAACATCAGCCAGGCGCAGCTGCAGGTGCAACTCGAGACGCTCAACGTCCAACGCGAGATCGAGATGCTGCGCCTGTCGCAGAAGCAGAACCTGTCGCTGCAGCAGATCAAGGCCGACCTCGCTGCAGTCGCCATCCAAGAGCGCTCCCGCCAAGACCTGGCGGCGGCGCAAGTCCATGTTCAAGGCGCCCGTCCGGGCGTGATGTGAGGGAGTTCCTATGGCAGTCCAAGCCGCGACCGTGACGCGCAACATCACGCAAGACGACTCCGCGATCCAGATCGCGTGGGCGCCGCTCGCGAATGGCGACACCGGCGCCTGGATCGCGTGGCCGCAGTACAGCAACAAGTCGTTTCAGGTGAGCGGCACGTTCGGCACCGGCGGCAGCGTCTCGATCGAAGGGTCGAACGACCCGGCGCCCCTGAACACCGCCGTCCTGTCGACCTGGCAGGGCACTGCGCTCACGACCACGCAGGCGGCGTTCCTGACGCCGCGTGACATGCCGCTGTGGGTGCGCCCGCACGTGACGGCCGGTGACGGCACCACGGCGCTGACCGTGACGCTGGTCGCGCACCGCGCTGACGTCTCCAACATCGACGCCTAAGGGAGGCCGACCATGTACATCACGAACGTTGTCGACGCCGTGCCGGACTACACCGTGGGGTTCGAGAAGGGCCAGCCCGTGCTGACCCACGGTCTGAAGGTGCTCCAGATCAATGGGGACACGACGCTGATGCGCGCGCATTCCGGCCGCATCCTGGATGTTCAAGTCTCGTGCAACCTCACGCTCGCGTCGCCGCCCGACCCTTTCATGTGCATCGTGATCCCGGAGACGGGCGTGACCGTGACCGTGACGCCGGTCGGCGGCACGCAGATCAACGGCTCGACGTCGGCGATCACGCGCTCGGCTGCGAGCAACCCCGCGGGCTTCGCGATCCTGCCGACGTCGACCTCCGGCTCGTTCAAGGCCACGGGGAGCTGACCGCATGTCGTCCTACCGGCTCCTCCTCGCGATCGCGGCCATGTACGGCGCGAGCAACCCCGTGTTGCCTGGCGCGCTCAAGACGCTGACGATCGCCGACGACACGCAGATCGATCCGGTGGTGACGACCGCCGGCCCGAGCATCGGCAGCGCTGTCGGTGCGACCGGCTCTGGCTGGGTCGCGCGCGTGGTGCTCAAGGGCGTCAACACGACCGGTGCGTGCACGCCCACGGCGCTCCAGCTGACGGTCTCCGACCCCGGCTTTGACACCTCTGGCAACGCGACGACGGTCACGCGCACGATCAACGGCGTTGCGCAGCTCCGGCGGCAGTACCCCAACGGCGGCTCGAAGTATTTCACGACGGACGGCGCGGGCGACACGGTGTTCTATGTGTCCCTCGACGACACGATCTACGCCTCGACCTCGATCACTTCGGTGACCTTGAACAGCTCGTTCTACACCGGTGCGGTCACGAGCGGCGCGTCGGCGGTCGTCAGCAACCTGTCGACGCGCGCGTATACGAAGCCGCTCTTCGGCTGGATCAACCACCAGGGCGAGATCGCGCGCACGACTTCGTTCCCGTTCGAACTCGTCACGTTCCACCGGCATGCGCGCGCCGGCCAGCAGGTCGCCTGCGTGAAGGTTTCGGCCACGGACGGCACGAACACGACGTCGACCGTGACCATCAGCTCGACGACGCTGTCGACCAAGCTGATCCAGGGCAACATCCCCGAGGTCTGGGCCGGCACGCTGAACCTGTCGACGCTGACGCAGGCGACGACGGTCAACGCGAACGCGCAGGTCTACCCATGGATCGGCGACTCGACGGCTGTGCTGAATCTGGCGACCGATGGTGTCGCGTGGCCGACGTCGCTGCCGGTGACGCAGCTGCGCATCTTCAATGACACGTCCGGCACCTACGGCGGCGCCTACGCCTACGTTCAGGTCGGCGCGTCGGGGGGTACCGTGTCGGCGACTGCTGCGACGGCGGCCGCGGCGCCGTTCCCGACGATCGTTGCGGCCATGGCCGCCGTGAAGACGTGGAACAACACGAACAAGGCCCACAACGACCTGGGCGGCGCGATCATTCGCCTTATGGACGCGAGCGGTAGCGCGTCGACGCACACGATCGCGAGCGCGCCCACGAACAGTCCGGGCACGGCGTATTGCGAGATCCAGAAGGATCCGGCTGCGACCGGCGCCGTCTCCGTGACGTGGTCGGCGCAGGCGCAATTCCCGGACAAGATGCGGTGGACTGGCGGTCTGACGTTCCTGTCTGCTGCGGCGACCGGCTACATGCTGATCGGCCAGAACAACAGCCGCAGCATGCTCTCCGTCGACAATTGCACGTTCGACCTGACGGCCGCCGCTGCATCGGGGGTGAGCTGGTACGACATCAAGTATCTGACGAACATCACGTTCGCAGGCAGCCGAACCTGCACGATGCAGAACCTGGTTACCGCGACCTGCGGCATCGCCCTGGGCGCCGGTTGGGTCTCGGCCACGAACACGTCGATTCCGTCGAGCACCAACGATCAGCCGCACCTCATGATTGGCTGCGTGCTCCCGAAGTTCGGCATCCAAGCGGCGAACACGATCAGTGACGGCGAACACGGGCGCATTGTCTACAACAACCGCGCCGCGTACCTGATCCAGAACTACCCGACGGCGAACACGGCGAACACGCTCAACTACGGGTTCGCGAACATCCAGAACCTGTTCGAGAGCGACAACACGCAGGGCGCGATCGCGATGAACGTCTTCGCGGACGGCGACGCGACGACCGTGCAGAACTATATCGAGATGCACAATACCGCCGTGGGCAACCGTTGCTCGCGCATGTACAACGACAACACCGCGGACAAGTTCACGCCGAACGGCGTCATCAAGCGTGGCGTGTCGATGTTCAGCATCGTCGACGACTACAACAACAAGACCGACACCTTCAACACCGGCGCCGGCTCGACGGGTAATTGGGAGTACCACTACAGCACGGGGAACATCGGCTACGTCAGCCTCTTCGGCGCCGTGAACCGCGGCCCGACCGAGTGGCCGCACAACGACAATTTCGACAACCCCTACCTGGGGTCGGCGTGGCTCCCGTCGTCGATGCCGAACCTGACCTACACGGGCTCCGGCGGCCTGGCACTGACGCAGGCCCAGGTGATGGCGATCTTCACGAACTACACGGTGCTGCCGCAGGCGTCGCCGGCCCTCGGCGGCGACTACCACATCAACACGAGCAACGCCAATTCGGTCTACCTGCGCAACCGCGTCCCCGCGGGCAGGGCGGTACTGAAGTACGCGCTCGATGGCGTCGCTCGCAAGAACGACGGCACGGGGGCCGCCGGCTGCTACGAGGCTTGACGCCTCACCAGACGCGATTGAGCCAGTCGAGGAAGGCGTGGTGCTCCTTCGCCTCCTCGGTGACCTCGGACGTCTCCTTCTTGCGGGTGAGCAGAAGCGTGGCGCCCAGCGCCACGAGGCCGATCAGTTCCAGCACCAGTTCGAGCGTCTCCGACATCCTCACCTCCGTTTTCGGTACTCAACTGTAAGGTAACACAACGTGTCACAGATGGGAACCATGTTCGACCGGGACATCGCGCAGCTGCTGAAGGACGAGGGGGGCTACACCCCCGGCCTGACGGACGACCCGGGCGGCGAGACGAACAAGGGGATCACGAAGCGCTCGTACCCTGACCTCGACATCAAGGCGCTTTCGGACGAAGAGATCACCGCCATCTACCGGCGTGACTTCGCCGATCCGCTGCACTACGACGACCTGCCGCCGATGCTCGCGTTTATGGCCCTGACGTTCGCCGTGAATTCGGGCCTCCAGACCGCGATCCGTAAGCTGCAGGCCGCCGCGGGCGTTGCGGATGACGGGCACTGGGGCCCCGTCACCACGGCCGCCGTCAAGGCGACGCCGCAGATTGTCCTGCTGCTTCGTTTCGTCGCCGAGTGCGTGGAGTACCGGACGAAGCTCTCCAACTTCCAGACGTTCGCGAAGGGCTGGGACGCCCGACTCGCGAACGATCTGCGCTTCATCGCCTCGGAGGCCGCATGAGACTCGTTTGCGTGGAATGGGAAGACGCCGTGGCTGAGGCCGGCCCGTGGGTCGATCGCAATTCGCCGCCGATGACGCCGAAGGTCTTCCTGCAGGTCGGCTGGCTCCTCGAGGACACGCGCGACGCGATCGTGCTGACGCACGCCGTCGAGCCCGATGGCACCGGCCTGGTCGCCGCGCGCGAGCGCATCCCCCGCGGTATGGTGCGCAAGATCCGCGCGCTGACGCCCATGGGGCCGGTCAAGAAGCGGCGTCTGCTGCGTGATAGTGTGGAACAACCGTCGCACATTGATCAATAGTGTGGTACTATTCGGGCCGGGACAGTGCGTCCCGACTCAGGCGAGGATCAGGAAGACGTTCTCGATGCACCCGTTAGCTCGGGCCCTCGCCACCACATACCCCACCCCGTAGCCCGCCCCGTGCGGGCTTCGTCATTTCTGGCCGCCCTCGAGGCGGCTTTTTCATGCCCATCAACTTTCTATCCGGCGACTGGCTCGCGGTAGCGAGCTGGGCCGAGTCGGAGCTGCAGAAGCTCCGCGCAGAACTCGAGCGTGACCTGGAGCCGGCAGAAACCGCGCGCGTGCGCGGGGCCATCAGGTTCGCCAAACGAATGCTCGCCCTGCCCGAAGCGGCAGCGCGCGCGAAAGCCTCCGAGTCGGCGCATGCCCATTCGGATTGGCCCTCGTACTGAGGGCAACCACGTAGTAGGAGAAGTCAGTGGCTGGTGACACCGCACAAGCCGACGACGCCCAGAAGCTCTGGAACGAGATTGCGCAGGAGCGCGAGGCCGGCGAAGAGTCGCCCTCGAGCAAGACCGTCGCGACCCCCGAAGAGCAGATCGAGCAACCGTCGACCGAGCAGACCCAGGAAAGCAAGACGACCAACAGCGCGCAGGCGCAAGAGCAGACCGACCCGTTTGCTGGACTCTCCCCGGAGGTTCGGCAGCGACTCGAGAAGCTCGAGCACCTCGAGCAGCAGGTCGCGCAGCTCCCGCAACTGATCCAGCACGTGAAGACCGCCGAAGGGCGGGTGGCAGCGATGCAGCGCGAGATCGACAGCGCGAAGCAGGCGGCGAAGGCCGTCGGCAACGCGGGGCCGACCAACGCGCAGATCCAGGCGGCGCAGGGCGACACGAAGAAGTGGGAAGCCCTCCGCGCCGATTTCCCCGAGTGGGCCGATGCGACCGAGCAGTTCGTGCAGGCGTCGCTCGCGGGCCTCACGTCCAAGCAAACCGATGGCCTGTCCCCGGCGCAAGTCGAGGCGATGGTCAACGAGCGCCTGGCCGGTGAGCGTGCCGCGACCGCGCGTGCGATCGAAGAGGCGAAGGTCGAAGGCAAGCACGGGGACTGGAAGGCGGTCATCAACACGCCGGAGTTCGCTGCCTGGTACCAGCAGCAGTCCCCCGAGCTGCGCGCCTTGAGCGGCAGCGAGCGGGCCGCGGACGCGATCCGCCTTCTGGACACCTACCAGGCCGCGACGGCGCAGACCGCCGCGCAACAGCAGCAGCAACGCAGCACGAAGCTCGCCGCCGCCGTCAGCGCCCGCCCGGGCGCCGCACCGGTGGCGACGCAGAAGACGCCCGACCAGATGAGCCCCAAGGAGGCTTGGGAATACGAACGCAAGCGCGCCCAGCGCCGGAACGCTGGGCTCGCGTACTGAGAAAGGGACATCACGATGTCGATCCAAGGTTACTCCACCGCGGCATCGCGGAATGCCATCCGCGCCGCGCAAGACATGCTCGCCCACGCCCAGCCGATCACCGTCCTCGGTGACTTCGGCATGCAGCGCGAGATCCCGCAGAACCAGACGGACACGATCGTGTTCCGTCGCACGCTGCCCCTGCTCGCCTCGACCGCGGGCATCTCGATCGAAGGCTCGAACCGCTACGTCGGCACCCCCGGCGGCTCGAACACCGGCCTCGCGCCGACCGCGTTCATGCTGTCCGAAGGCCAGACCCCGGCGGCGAACACGATCACGTTCCAGGACGTCAGCGTCACGCTGCAGCAGTACGGCATCCTCTTCAAGTTCACCTCGAAGGTCGAGCTGCTGTACGAAGACGACATCCCGGGCGAGATGGTCAAGCTCACCGGCGAGACGATGGCCGAAGTGCTCGAGATGATCCGCTACGGCGTGCTGAAGGCGGGCTCGACCGTCGTCTACGCCAACGGCTCGAGCCGCGCCACGGTGAACACGACCGTCACCCTGAACGCGCTGCGCAAGTCCGCTCGTACCCTCGAGTCGAACCGCGCCAAGCGCGTGACGCAGCGCGTCGCCCCGGGCGTGAACTTCGCGACCCGCGCGGTGCAGCCGGCGTTCATCGTGTTCGTGCACACGGACGCGGTGGCCGACATCCGCAACCTGCCGGGCTTCACCCGCGTCGAGGATTACGGTTCGTACAAGCCGATCCACGACAACGAGATCGGCAGCTGCGAGGACTTCCGCTTCATCAAGTCCCCGCTGCTGGTGCCGTTCCTCGCGGCCGGCAACTCCACGATGAACGGCTGCCTGAGCGTGGGCGGCTCGAACGTCGACGTGTACCCCTTCATCGTCATCGGTGACGACTGCTGGGGCCAGGTCGCGCTCAAGGGCATGAACGCCATCAAGCCGACCGTGCTCAAGAGCGGCACGATCACCCACGCGAACCCGCTCGGCCAGTTCGGCTACGTGGGTGCCACGACCTGGTTCAACTGCGTGCGGCTGAACGAGGCGTGGATGGCTCGTCTCGAGTGCGGCGTCTCGGCGCTGTAAGGAACACGGGGGCCTCGGCCCCCGTCCTGAAAGGACAGCCATGAACATCCTCAAGAAGTACGCCCAGGACATCAGCGATGCGTTCGCGCGCAACGCGTTCGTGCGCGGGATCTTCGTCTCGATCTTCGGCAGCCAGGTCGTCGCCCCGGTGACGTTGGCGATCAACGGCGCGGGCGCGACCTTCGCGAAGACCACGACCGCGAGCTTCGTGCTCGTGAACGGTGTCCTCGTGAAGATCGCCTCGGGCACGGCGATGCCGGCGCTGACCGGCGTGTCGATCCCGAACGGCTCCAAGCAGGTCATCGGCTTCGTCACCGACGTGAACGGGAACCTGACGATGCTGCAGGGCGGCGTCGCGGCCAGCGTCGGCCAGCTGACGTTCCCCGCGCTGCCGGACTGGACGGTGGCGGTGGGCTACCTGGTGATCGAGAACGGCACGGGCTCGACCTTCACGGGCGGCACGACCGCCCTCGACACGGCGTCGCTGACGGTGACCTACGTGAACCAGCCGGACGGCATTCAGCCGCTCTCGGTGCTCTGAACAAGCGAAAGGACACAACCATGTCTCTCAACCTCGAAGAGGCCATCGGCGGCAGCTTCTGCTTCTCGAACGTCGGCCTCGGCATCGGCTCCTCGACCAACCAGCTGTCGACGGCGGCCACCGCGAACTACACGCTCGACGGCGTCTACCAGACGGCGAAGAACGCGGTCGCGACGTTCGCTCTGGCGACCCCGAGCAACTTCGTGCTGACCAACATCCCGAACGGCTCGAAGTCGAACTTCGGCGTGTGGCTCGACAGCTCCGGCAACCTGACCGTGACGCAGGGCCCGGTCAGCGTCGTGACCACCGGCACCGACAAGGTCGCGCCTCCGCCGAACCCCGGCTCGCGCACCCTGATCGGCGTCGCCAGCGTCTACAACGCCTCGGGCTCGGCCTTCGTGCCGGGCACCACGGCGTTCAACGCGGCCGGCGTGACGACGAACTACTTCAACCTCTGCCTGCTGCCGGCCTCCGGCTTCTAAGCAATACGCCCCGGGGGGACTAGCCCCGGGGCTCCTCTCCCCACCAGGACACCTCATGAGTCGTACCGTCATCACCGCCTCGGCGGCGCAGCGCAAGCTCGCCGACGAGCTTGCCTCGCATGGCGTCATCCATGACGTCCCGCAGATCGTCGTGTCCGACGACGAGCCCGTGATTGAGCCGATCACCGAGAGCGATCTGGCCGATGTCGCGCGGGACGAGGCGTTCATGAACGAGCGCATCAAGATCCGCGTGCATACGACCACCGATCCGAATGCGCCGCCGTTCGTGACCGTCACGGTCAACAGCCCGACCAACCGCGTGCAGATCCCGCGCGGCCGCGTCGTCGAGATCAAGCGCTGCTTCGTCGAGGTGCTGGCGCGCATGCGCGAGACGCGCTACACGCAGCCGACCCGCAACCCGATGGATCCCGAGTCGGGCAACGAGATGATCGGCCACAGCGCGATCGTGTACCCGTTCGAGATCGTCGGCGATCCGAACCCGCGCGGTCGCGCCTGGCTGGAGCGCATCCTCGGCGAGGACTGATGTCGTTCTATACCTACCTGCATCTCCGCGCGGACGATCTCCGCGTGATGTATGCGGGAAAAGGTTCGATGGAACGCGCCTATCGGAGGTCGGGACGCTCGGCGTACTGGCAGCGCGTCGCCCGTAAGCACGGAAGGATCGTGCTTCTGCTGGCAGTGTGGGAGAACGAAGACGATGCGTTCGAGCACGAACGCGTCTTGATTGAACGGTTCCGTCGTCGGGGCGACCCCTTGGTCAACCTGACGGACGGTGGCGAGGGCCTCTCGGGGATGCGCTTTTCGCCTGAGCATCGCGCGCGACTGAGCGCATCGAACCTCAAGCACTCGCCCCGTCGTTGCCGATGGATCGAAGGGCTGGATGGTACGACGCGCCCCTTGCGCGAGTGGGCGCACGAGCTGGGCGTCACCCGACAAGCCATCGCGTACCGAGTGAAGCGGGGCAAGTGGCCGTGCGGCACGAAGAAGGATACGCATGAATCTGCTCGCCCTGATTAACCGCGCGCGCCAAGAGTGCGGCGTCTCCGGCCAGCCGCTGGCGACCGTGCAAACCGGCCTCACGCTCGAGGGGCAGCGTTTCCTCACGTGGATGCAGGACGCCTGGAACGACCTGCAGATCGCGAAGCCGGACTGGCAGTGGATGCGCAAGACGGCCACGTTCAACACGACGCCTGGGAAGGCGAACTACGCCCCGACCGACATCGGCATCACCGGGCCCGTGAACTGGAAGCTGAACAGCTTCCGCTGCTATCACGCGGCCATCGGCTACGGTGACGAGATGATCCTGCCACCGCAGGACTGGGACACGTTCTTGCGCGTCTGGCTCTTCGGTGCGAACCGCACGATGCAGACGCGGCCTGTGACCATGGCCGTGAACCCCCAGGATCATTCCCTGCAGCTCGGCCCGATCCCCGACGACGTCTACACGGTCGTCGCGGAGTATTTCCGCGCGCCGACCGCGCTGTCCGCCGATTCCGACGATCCGTCGAGCGCGGGCAACGACCTGCCGGTCAAGTACCACATGCTCCTCGTCTACGAGACGATGGAGCGGTACGCCGCGTACGAGTCCGCGCCCGAGGTGGCGCAGCGCGCGGCGGCCGGCAAGAAGCGCGTGTGGCAGCAGCTGCTGCGCGACTACATGCCGCCCGTGACGTTCGGGCCTCCGCTCTGATCATGGCGCGCGCTCCCGGCTTCGCCCCGATCCAGTTCTCGTCGTATCAGCTGAAGGGCGGCCTCGACCTGGTCACGCCGCCCCAGTCGCTGGCCCCGGGGGTCGCGCGCGACTCGCTGAACTTCGAGGTCTCGATCACCGGCGGCTACACGCGCATCGCGGGGTACGAGCGCTTCGACGGCCGCCCGGCCCCGAGCGCGGCCACGCTCGGCGCGTTCAAGATGAACTCGACCTCCGGCGTGACGGTTGGCACGATGTTCACCACCAGCTCGGGCGCCTCGGGCCTGGCCGTAGTGAACGACGGGACGTCGATCTACTACACGATGGCTACGGGCGCACCGCTGTCCGGCGACACGGTCAGCGTGGGGGGCACTCCTGTCGGCACCGTGACCCAGGTCGGCTCGCAGGCGACCGGGCTGCTCGCGGCGCAGTACCAGGCTGCCGCGGCGGATGCATACCGCGCCGTCATCCAGCCGGTGCCCGGCAGTGGCCCGGTGCGCGGCGTGGCGTACTACGCTGGCTCCGTCTACGCGTGGCGGGACAACACGTCCGGCACGGCGCTCGGCATGTACAAGTCCTCTGGCGCGGGCTGGACGACGGTGCTGTTCGGCTCGCAGCTGTCGTTCTCGAGTGGCACGACGCAGATCAACGACGGCGCCACGATCACCGGTGGCAGCAGTGGCGCGACTGCGATCGTGATGCGCGCGGTGCTCGAGTCCGGCGCCTGGGGCGCTGCGGGCGCCGGCCGCCTCATCGTCAAGAGCATCACGGGCACGTTCACCGCGGGCGAGGCGATCAAGGTCGGTGCGACCAGCTGCGCCACGATGACCGCCGTGCCGACGCAGATCACGTTGTTGCCCGGCGGCAACGTGCAGACCGTGGCGAACAACTTCGGGGGCGCGCAGCCCACGAAGCTCTACGGCTGCGACGGCCTGAACTGCGGTTGGGAGTTCGATGGCACGACGCTCGTGCCGATCCGCACCGGCATGGCAAGCGACACGCCGCAGTGCGTCGTCGTGCACAAGTCCTTCCTTTTCTTCGCCTTCGGCCCGAGCATCCAGTTCTCGGCGCTGAACCTGCCGTACCAGTGGTCGGCAGTGGTCGGCGCGGGCGAGATCGTGACGGACAACCCGGTCACCGGCTTCTCGATCCTGCCGGGCAATCAGAGCACTGGCGCGCTCGGCGTCTTCACTACGTCAACGACCTACATCCTGTACGGCACTGGCGCGTCGACGTGGCAGATGGTGCCGTTCAACACGGGCCTGGGCGCGACGTTCAACACCGTGCAGAACATGGAGCAGAGCTACCAGCTCGCCGACCGCGGCGTGGTCTCGATGAACACGTCGAAGAACTACGGCAATTTCGACAGTGACACGCTCACGCTGGCGGTGCGCCCGTTCATCCAGGCGCACCGCGGCAAGGCGACGGCGGCCGGCTTGAACCGCGAGAAAGGCCAGTACCGGATCTTCTACAGCGACGGCTACGGCCTGTACATCACGATCAACAACGGGACGACGATGGGCGCCATGCCCGTCTACTTCCCGAACCCGGTGTACTGCTGGTGCGAGGGCCCGAGCACCGGTACGACGCCCGAGGCGTCCTTCTTCGGCTCCTCGAACGGCTACGTCTACATGCTCGACGCGGGCACCAGCTGCGACGGGCAGAACATCGACTGGGCGCTGCGGTTGAACTTCAACGCGATCGGCAATGCGCGCGAGATCAAGCGCTTCCGCAAGGCCGCCCTCGAGGTGAACGGCACGAGTTTCGCGCAGTTCAACGTGGGATATGACCTGAGCTATGCGGACGCGACGATCCACGACGTGACGCTGCCTGCGGCCTACACGACGGCACTGGGGCAGAACTACTGGGACGCGATGTACTGGGAGTCGTTCTACTGGGACGGCCGGGCCCTGGGCCCGATCGAGGTCGAGATGACGGGCAGCGCCGAGAACGTCGCGCTCGCCGTCACGGGCTCGTCCAACTGCATCGCGCCGTTCACGATCAACACGACGACGATTCACTACTCGCCGCGACGCGCGCTGCGGTAGTCGGGAGGGAACATGAGCAATCCGTACTACACCGCGACGGGCTCGCCGACGACGGGCTCGCTCGGTACCTCGGCGAACATCCGGGCCGAGTTCGCGTCGATCCAGGCGGCGTTCGATCGGCTGCCGACCTACGCGGCCAACTCGAACAAGGTCGTCTCGATCAACGCGGGCGCCACCGGCATGTCCGCGTCGTCGTTCACGGTGGGCAACATCGCCCAGCTGTTCGACCCGGCGTACACGATCGACTACACCAGCGCGCCGGCCGGCGCGAAGCGCCTGAACTCGGCGACGGGTCTCTTCGAGCAGTACGACGGCTCCTCGACCTGGACGGCGATGGTGCTCGCGTACCTGCCGACCGGTGGCGGCACGATGACGGGCGAGATCGTCTTCCCGAACGCCGTCGGCCTGCGCTTCAAGGACGGCGGCGGCACGGCGCGCCGCGCCGCGCTGATGAGCGCCGCGACGTTCTACTACGGTGACGTCGACTTCGCCGTCGCCTCGAGCTTCACGGCGATCCGTGCCTCATCGGAGATCGACCTGGCCGTGGCGTCGGTCAACGTCGCACGGGTCACCACGGCGGGCATCGGCATCGGCGTTGCTCCGTTGGTCGGCCTGCACGTGCAGAACGGCCAGGCCGAGCAGGTGCGCCTGGTCAACGACGCCGCCTTCCTCTCCGGGTACAACTCGGCCGCGTCGGCGCGCACCGGCTACATAGGGTTCAACCAGGGCAGCTCCGTCACGATCGCCGCGGAGAACGGTGCGGGCATCAAGCTGCTGACCGCGGGCACGCTGCGCCAGCAGATCGATGCCGCCGGCAACGTCGCGCTCACTGGCTCGACGCCGACGGGGAGCTACAAGTTCGAGGTGACGGCGGCGTCCGGCCGCGTCGCGCACTTCACCGGCTCCGCGGGCTCGCCGATCCTTGTCGTCGACGACGGCAACGTGACCGGCTTCGTTGCCGAGACCGCCGGCGCGACGACGAACGGCGTCCTGTACTTCGGCACGCAGTCGGCGCACTCGGTGGGCTTCCTCGCGAGCAACGTCGAGGCGGCGCGCTTCGATGCGTCCGGTAACTTCCTGGTCGGCACCGGCGTGTCAAGCTGGGGCACGTCGGGCCGCGGGACGATCGAGGTCAACGGCTCGACCAGCGCGATCTATGGTCTCAAGGTCGCGGGCGCGCAGGTCGGCTACACCTACCACGACGGCGTCAACCTCAGCCTGAATGCGCAGGTCGGCGGTCTGATCTTCGGCACCAACAACACCCTCGGCCGCCTCGTGATCAACAGCGGTGGCTCGATCGGCGTCGGCACGCTGTCTCCGTCGACGCTGTTGGACGTCAGCACCGGCACGGGCGGCATGGCGCGCGTGCGCGGCACCTCGGGCAATCAGTTCATCCAGGCGGACACGAACACCGCCGCGAGCGGCATCGGCCTGTGGGCCGGCAGCTCGAACGCGCTGTACACCTCCGGCGGCCTGTCGTTTCTGGTGAACGCAACTGTCGGCACCGGCACGCCGACGGGCTACATCACCGGCGCCGTGATCGACAGCTCGGGCAACTTCGGCGTGGGCATGGCGACGCCAACCAGCAAGTTCGACTTCCTCGGGGCGTCGAGCGAGTTCCGCGTCCGGGACACGTCGACCAGCGCCTCGTTGCGCCTGTACGACTCGGTCAACAACTATGCCCTGAAGACCTCGAGCGGGGCCCTCACGTTCGTCCAAGCGACGACTGAGGTCGCGCGCTTCGACACGTCGGGCCGCTTCGGTATCGGCAAGACGCCGACGACCACGCTGGACGTCGCCGGCACCGCGACCGCGACCGCGTTCGTGGGCCCGCTGACCGGCAACGCGTCGACGGCCACGAAGCTCGCCACCGCGCGCAACATCAACGGCGTGGCCTTCGATGGGACGGCGAACATCACGATCAGCGTGCCGCCGCCCGCGAACAACGTCCCCCTGCAGTTCAACGACGCGTCGAGCACGCTGCGTGCGGGCTTCGAGCTGGACAACAGCAACCGCTTTCTGATCGGTGACATCGGGAACGTGCTCGGCGGCGCGGTGAACTACTACGCGGGCGTGACGCACAACTTCGTCGTGAACAACTCGACGATCGGGACTTACTCGTCGTCGGGCCTGTCGATCACTGGCACCCTCAGCGCGACGGCGCTCTCGGGCCCGCTGACGGGCAACGCGTCGACGGCCACGAAGCTCGCCACGGCGACCACGATCAACGGCGTGTCGTTCGACGGCTCGTCGCCGATCACGGTCACCGTCACGAACATCAGCGGCAACGCTGCCACGGCGACCAAGCTACAGACGGCGCGCAACATCAACGGCGTGGCCTTCGACGGCTCTGGCGACATCACGGTCACCGTCACGAACATCAGCGGCAACGCTGCCACGGCGACCACTGCCAGCGGTGTCGTGTCCGGCGCCTCCGACGGCACGTACGAGCTGGGCTGGAAGGGGATGCCGGTCAACACGACGGGCTGGGCCAGGGGCCAGTGTTTCGTCACGACGACCGGCCAGACGATCAACACCGCCAACGCGGGTGAGGTCTACGCGATCTACAACAACAGCGGGACGGCGTTCACGCTCACGCAGGGCTCGGGCATGACGGTGCGCCAGGGCGGCACGACCAACACGGGCAACCGGACGCTGAACGCGTACGGCCTGGCAACGTTGTGGTACCGCACGGGCGCCGAGGCCGTCATCCACGGGGACATCTCGTGACCGGCATCGCCAACGTCATGCTGACCGGGTTCAGCAACGGCAGCCCGAACGCCAACTTCACTGCGACCCTGTACAACGTCTTCGGCACCACCGGCGCCCGGACGGTGTCGCTGACGCTCGCAGGCGACGGCACGGTCACGTTCTCGGGCAATTCGTCGTCGAGCGCCAGCTCGAACTGGTTCCTGCCGACGACGACGGGTGTCGGCTCGAGCTGGTGGGTGCAGTTCGTCGACAACGGTACGACGCTCACCTCGCACAGCTACACGAGTGGCGCCTGGACGAAGATCAACTCGAGCCTCAACGTTCAGTGGCACAACTCCTCACCGTCGACCGAGGGCTCGGGTTCCGCGAACGTGTACTTCAGCCCCGATGGCGGCCTGACCGTCTACAGCAGCGGTAGCGTGTCCTGGGACGTCGGCTACAGCCCCTGATCCCCCGCACTGAGAAGTAAAGAGTGCTAACATACCGACCGGGATAGTACGTCCCGAACACCAAGGGCTCGCAGCAATGCGGGCCCTTTTTCTTTGGGGAAACGGAATGCCCGACACGATCGACCCGCAGGAATTCGGCGCCTACAAGGCCAAGGTCGACCTGTATGCCCAAGTCCTCGAAGAAGTGCGAGCCGACGTCAAGGAGATGCGGCTCGCCATCGAGAACGCCCGAGGGGGCTGGAAGACGCTTCTGCTGCTCGGGACGATGTCCGCAGCGATCGGCGCGTTCGTCGTGAAGCTCCTCCCCTTCCTGCGCTAAGGAGCGCTCATGGACTGGAAGAACCTGATCTCCACGATCGCCCCGTGGATCGGCACCGCCTTGGGCGGCCCGCTCGGCGGCGCGGCGGTCACCGCGATCGGCGGCGCGCTGGGACTGGACAAGCCCACCGAGGACTCGATCAAGCAGGCGCTGTCCGGCGTGACGCCCGAGCAGATGCTCGCGATCAAGCAAGCCGACAACGACTTCGCCCTCAAGATGCAACAGGCCGGCTTCGCCGACCTCGAGTCGCTCGAGAAGATCGCGGCCGACGACCGCGCGAGCGCCCGGGCGATGGAGTCGACCACGCGCTCGCGCGTGCCGGCGACGCTGTCGCTGGTCGTCACCGTGGGCCTGTTCGCCGTGCTGCTCGGCATGCTGCTGGGGTGGCTCCACGTCACCGACTCGCAGGCTCTGCTGCTGATGCTGGGCTCGCTGACGACCGGCTGGGGCAGCGTCATGGCCTACTGGTTCGGCACGACGCACGATTCGGCGCGCAAGACCGACCTGCTCGCGAAGGCCAACACCAATGGCTAGCACGCAGGCGACCATCATGCCGGTGAGCGGCAACGGCGAGAGCGGCGGCCCGGCTGTCCCGCGCACCGACCCCGGGACGATCTACACGGGCACCACGAACCCGACCGGCGTCGCGGGCGCGACCGGCGTGACCAGCGACGCTGCACAGTCGACCGGCAGCGCGCCGGCCACGAGCACGACGAGCGGGCTCGGCGCCCCGACCGGCGTCGGCCAGATCAACCCGAACCAGTTCCAGTCGACGCAGGCCGCGCAGGGCCAAGCGGCCACGTCCGCCGGTGCGACCGCGGGGCAGGCCGCGCAGGCGACCGCCGGCCAGGCCGGCACGAGCCAGGCCGGCCTCAGCCAGGCGACGAACAACAGCGCTGGCCTCAGCCAGGCCGGCTTGAGCACCGCGGGCAACGCGGCGCAGGCCAGCTCGAACCACGCGAACACGTCGCTCGACACCACCACGAACTGGAACGTCGACAACAACCAGACCGTTCAGGGCCAGGTCGCGGGCATCATCAACGCGAACAGCCCGCTCATGCAGCAGGCGGTCGCGCAGGCCAACGAGGCGTCCAACGGCCGCGGCCTCCTCAACTCGTCGATGGGCGTCACCGCGGCGCAGTCGGCGCTGTACAGCGCGGCGCTGCCGATGGCGCAGCAGGACGCGCAGACCTACGCGCAGGCCGCGGCCGCGAACCAGGCCGCTGCCAACCAGACGAGCCAGTTCAACGCCCAGGCGCAGAACCAGACGAGCCAGTTCAACGCCTCGGCCGACAATGCGGCCAGCCAGTTCAACGCGGGCCAGACGAACGCGCAGTCGCAGTTCAACGCGCAGCAGGCCAACACGAACGCGCAGTTCAACGCGGGCGCCGCGAACCAGCAGCAGCAGTTCAACGCGCAGCAGGCCAACACGACCAGCCAGTACAACACCGGCCAGGCCAACGCGCAGCAGCAGTTCAACGCCGGACAGGCGAACCAGCAGGCGCAGTTCAACGCCGGCCAGCAGACCCAGGTCAGCCAGTCGAACACGGCGCAGGCCAACGCGCAGTCGCAGTTCAACGCGGGCCAGGCGCAGGCGAACCAGCAGTTCAACGCGAACCAGCAGAACGCCATGACGTCGGCCAACGTCGCGGCGCAGAACCAGATGACGCAGCAGGTCATGAGCAACACGCTCACGGCCGAGACGGCGAACCAGTCGACGCAGGTGCAGCAGTCGCTCGCGGCCTACCAGGCGGCGGTGCAGGGCGCGATGCAGGGCGCGAGCACGGCGCAGCAGGTGCAGCTGGCGCAGATCAACGCGAACACGCAGAAGAGCCTCATGACGATGCAGGCTCAGTACAACGTGCAGATGCAGACGTCGCAGTCGATGTCCAGCACCTACAGCCAGTTCCTGCAGTCGTCGGCCGCGATCATGCAAGACCAGAACCTCGACGCGCCGGCCAAGGCGGCGGCGATGACGAACCTGACGAACTACTACAACGGCCTGATGGCGATGCAGTCGCAAATCACCGGCCTGAACCTCGGCCAGTTCATCGCCCCGGCATCTCAGGCGGTCGCCAACAGCAACGAGTCGAACTCGAGCGGTGGCGGCTCGAGCGGCGGCGGGAGCGGCGGTGGGGCCACCACGGGCACGCTCCCCGGCGGCGACGGTGGCGGCATCAATACCGATTACTGGAACAACACGCAGCGCTGATCCATGAACAGCGCCCTCGAACTCCTGCAGCTGTTCGCCGCGTGGGCGGTGGTCGACGGCGCGCTGCTGGTCGCTGGTGGCTGGGAGTTCGTTCCCCTGATGGTCGGGCGCGAACTCGCGGCCATCGCGGCGATCCGCGGCACCGAGATCCACTTCGCCGCCTCGCCCGAGTGGCGCGGCCGGGTCATCACCCGTCGGCGCACGCGCGAGTTTCTCGAGCCGCTGTTCGAAGAGCGCGGCTTCCTGACCACGCGCGTGGCGCCCGAGTCGGTCGATCCGACGAACTTCATCGAACGCCTGGGCTTCGTGCTGACGCACGTCGACGCCCGAGGCGTCAAGCACTACATGCTGTCGGCGCTGCCGTACGGCCCGAAGGAGTCCTGACATGCCGATGGCAATCCCCCTGATCCTGGCCGCCGGTGAGATCGGCGCCGGCCTGGCCGCGTCCAGCGCGCTCGTCGGCGGTCTGATGATCGCGGGCGGCGCGCTGACGGCAGTCGGCGTGCTCACGAACGACGCCAAGCTCGCGCGCATCGGCGGCATCGTTGGCGCGGTGGGGGGCATTGCGGGCGCGGCCGAGGGGCTCGCGAGCCTGGCGTCGGACTCGTCCGTGGCGGGCGGCGCTGCCGACGCAGGCGCGTCCGCGACGGTCGACCCGGGCGTGTCGGCCTCCGTCGACGCGTCGACCGGCGCCACCGTCGCGCCTGGAGCTGCGTCGGGCGGCGATGCGGCGGCCACCGGCGCCGCTGGCTCGACGGCCGGTGACGCCTCGAGCGCTGTCACCTCGCCGTCGACCTCGAGCGGCTTCGGCGGCGTGGGCACCGACGCGGGTGCCACGGGCCCGAGCGGCGGCCTCATCGACAGCAACGTCACCGCGGGCGCCAGCGGCGCCGGCAGCAGCTCGCCGATCCAGTCGCTGGTGAGCGACCCGGCGGCCGAGGCCGGCACCACGGGCGCGAGCGGCTCGACGGCCACGGCGTCGCCTGACCTGTCGGCCGACGTCACGCAGAACGCGTCGAGCGGTGCGTCGTCGGGCAGCGCGGGCTCGAGCGCTTCCAGCGGTGCGGCGCCCAGCTCGGGCAGCCCGTCGCCGGTGCAGCAGTCGCTGAACCCGAACGCGAACTACAACGCCAACACCGACTTCGCGTCGAACCAGAACCAGAACCTGAACGGCCTGTCCGCGGGCGGCAGCAGCACTCCGACGACCTCGAGCGGCTTCGGCGGCGTGGGCACCGACCAGGCGGCGACTGGGCCGCAGTCCTCGTGGACGGACAACTTCTCCAAGTTCGGCAACTGGATGCAGAAGAACCCGGCGACGACCAACGTCGTCGGCGGCCTGATCAATGGCGCCATGTCGAACAGCGCACAGCAGCAGGGCCTGCAGCGCCAGTACCAGCTGCAGCAGGACGCGATCAACGCCCAGCGCCAGCGCGTGAGCAGCTCGGTCATGGGCCTGCAGGCGCCCACCTACCAGGTGCCGGGCCTGCCTTCGAACACCATCCCGCTCCCGGCCTCGGTCGCGGCAGCGACGACCAACACCAACGCCTCGAAGGGGGTCCAACATGCAGGGTAACCCGGTCGGTTCCGGCGCGCCGCAGCAGGGCGCCAAGCTGACGATCACGCCGCAGTCGCTGCAGTCGAAGATGAAGCTGTCGCCGCAGCTCGCCCAGCAGCTGCAGCGCATCGTGGTCGCCGGCATGAAGGTCATGTTCTCGCCGCAGACGCAGAACCTGGTCGCCCAAGCGCTGCAGGGCAACGGCCCGATCGGCGTGCGCGTGGGCACCGCGATCGCCGGCCTGATGGGCCTGCTGCAGAAGGAGAGCAACAACAGCCTCCCGCCGCAGCTGCTGATCCCCGCTGCGATCCTGCTCGTTGCCCACGCGGCCGAGTTCATCGACAAGTCCGGCATGGGTATGGGCGACAAGGACGTGGCGCAGGCGATCGATGTCGTACAGCACATCATCCTCGCCAAGGGCGGCATCAACAGCGACA